TATAAAGATATATAATATTTTTCTAAAAAATCTGCTTCCGAAGAAAAACACTCATCTAAAATAAACATACTTAAAGATTCTCCTTTAGCTTGCAAATCTTTAATCCATTTTATTTTTCTTTCTGGCTCATTACAATTAAAACTTTTATGCTCACTAAACCTTCTTTTTAAATTAACTGTTTGTCCGATATACCTAATATCTGATTCACCACCTACTAAAGCATATATATATACCGTTCTTTCCATAATACTAAAATACTGCAAATTTCACTTCATCATACACTAACTTCAATCTTCCTGTCGTTTCCTTTATCTCTTTCAGATATTCCAATATACGAGCCGAATATCCCGAAGATGTAGCGGAAGCTGTAGTATTTATACTTTGACTTAATCCATCTATGCTTAAAGATTGTCCGGCAACACCTGCAATACCAAGAATCAAGTCACCAGCAATTCCCAAAGGCGATAATGCAGCCAGTTTTCCCAACAGATTAATCAAGTCCATAGGCATTTGGTCTACATCCCACCCGGTTATATACTGTACCCTCCAATAATCCGGTATATACTGGAAACGCTGCATACCAATCTGAGACGTTATGCCTGTCAATATTATTTCCGCATTTCCCTGTGTCGTGGAAGACCCTGTAGGAACAACACTCAGCCTTCTTTTCCCTTGTCCCATACCACTGTCATACTCGCATGACAGCCATCCTTGGGGGTATATAATCTGCTCTATCTTATTGAGCATCCCAATCATGCTTAACGGCTCCCTTACCGGATATGACGGGAACAATATAGGGAATTGCTGCCAATAGTCCTTTTGGTAATAAGTCAAAGACTGGTCGATTAACTGCTTTACAAATTTCAAATTGAACCAATTCTCAACCTCTCTTTGTGCTGATTCTATATAGGAGCGCATGGATTCGTCCGTAAATGATGCTCCCTGCCCTCCGTCAATGGTTATTCCGTATAAGTATGTCTGCCATATCTCGGCTACAGACAGCACAAGTCCGGAATTTTTCTTGTATTTTATCGTAAACGTCAATCGACCACCCATCTTTGTAAAATATTTTTATTTAGACAAAATCATATCTATAATTTCCTCTTTCTTTTTGCCTTTAAGGTCTTCTTCCTTGAAAGAACCTCCGTCTTCTGTCATTGCAAGTTCTTTCAGTTCGTCAACCTTCATTTTCTTAAGAGCCGTCTTTACCTCGTCGTCCTCTTCCTTAATAGAGGCTTCCTGCTTTGCTTCCGGTTCGGGGACTACTGCCTGCGTCTCCTTGTTTCCTGCTTTCAAGTCCTCGACGCATTTCTTCCATACTTCAATTTCCTTTTCTTTCTTGGAAATTTCAACCTTCTGCGCCTCGACGATATTCTTAAGACGTTTTATTTCCTCTTCATATTCCTTGTTCCCTTCTTTCACTTCCGAACGAAGTTTTTCTTCAAGGCGTGTTTTGAATTCCGGTTCCTCACCTTCCTTGTAAATATCGGGAAGTTTACGGCTTACTATTTCTTGATAGAGTTCTTCCGATACTTCCGCTCTACCGTTAACAAACTGTACCGGGCCACCATTAAGTACAATTCTATGGTTGTTATACACCCGACTTTTTAAAATCACTTTTTCCATAATACAAAATTTTTAAACAAAAAGGGAAGGAGTTCAATTACTCCCTCCCTTTCACTTTTCACTTTTTAAACCTATAAATTTATATCAAGCTAATTACAAGCCTTCCTCACCAATGTTAACGATACGTACAATCTTTGCTGGCTGATACAATACCGGGGTACCGTAGTTCAAAATTGCAAAACGTTTGCTCGGAGATGTAACGGCAAAGTCCATCTTCATGGTGTCTGCAAACTGCAAGTATTCGTTAATCTGACTGTCATTGTAATATACCAAAGCAGACTTGGTACCTGCAATGATACGGTTGCGGTCACGTACACAATTTGCGGCTGCACCGTCATAACCTGTTGCCATCTGTGAAGCCGGAACCTCAAAGATAGGGAAGTATTCGGTATTTGCATTCAGAACCGCGTTCTTCTTAGTACGATATACAACGAAGCAAGTAGCGGAATAAGCGCCACCCACACCAGCAATGAAGCCGAATTCTACCGATTCAGAAGCGGCTACAGCCTTGGCGCCAGTAGATGTGATATTCAGAGGTGCGGATTCACCATAACGATTCTTTGCTGTTACCAAATAGCCATAAGAACCTGCATGGTTGCCGAAATTAGTCTTAGTATCGTCTGCGTTAAACTTAATGGTAGTACCAACAACCGGAGTAACCGGGGCCTTTGCACTTGAAGCTCCCTTTCCTGCTGTGATAGGTTTACGTTCGTCGAAGAAACGGTCATTCTTAATGTTAATTTTACCGAACTGGGTTGTAACATCATTTACAGACTGACCCATAGTAGCACCAGTTACAGAAGCTGCAAGACCTACGATAACTCGCTTGCTTTCGTGGAACATCTTAACGTAGTTGTTAAACACAATCGGGTTAGAAATGATGCGGTCGATATAACCGTTATAAACGTTCACTACAACGTTTGCAGCGTCTTGAATCAAGTTGTCATTCAACACAGAACCTTGTGCGTCGATAACTGCCGGGCTGTTGAAGTAACCGTCTAACAGTTGTTCAGAAGTCTTACCTTCTGCCGTACCGCCATCCATTTCGTTGATACCCAACATGTGTTGACGGAAAACACCGTCGAACTGTTCTTCTACACAAGAAGAATCAGCGTCAACCAAACGTGTGTCAATAATGGTACTCAAAAGGATAGTCTTGTTTTCTACTTCCTTCTGGTACATATCCATGTTACCAGCCAATTTAGCCAACATTCCCGGATGTGTAACCTGTCCGGAAACACCCATGAACTTGGTTACTATTGACTTACGTCTGTATTGAGAATCGGTTTCCTGTGGGGTCTCGCCTTCTGCGTTGAAAATACCGACTTCCTCACCATACTTATACAACTGATTGTATTGGTGTACAGTGTTGTCAATCTTATGTTTAGGCATTTCCATGTAATAAACCAACTGGTTCATACGGTTGCCCAGAATCTTCAAGACTGAATCCAGGGATTCAACTTTCAGACCACCACCATTGTTGATTTCGTTGTTATACTGCATTCCGGTCTTAAGACCTGCTTCCATCGCTTTCAAGATTTCTGCTGAATCCATGCCGCCCAGTACGTCGCCAGTACCGTTTTGATTGCTATAATTATACAAATCCATATTCTTTTATTTTAATAGAGTTTATTTCACGAATTTTACACCGTTCTTTTCGTACATGTAACGCGCCAGGTTTTCACCTACTGTTTCAGCGTCCGGATTGATAAGATATGCAAGCGCATCACTTTCCAGTGACTTAGCGATAGCTTCCGGTGCCTCTTCCAAAGACTTTTCAATAAGCTTTACTGCCATAGGTCTGTCTTTCACTACGTTAACTTCGTATTTGCCTGCTTCATCCTTTCTTTCCTCGAAAGATTTCTGAATGGCTGTCATATTGTTAAGTCCTTCTGAACGGAACATAGGGGTAACGCCGGACATCTTGTCAAGTTTTTCACTGATACCATCCACTGTCTCCTGGAATTTTTCCATAGACTTCTGGAAATTTTCCATCAGAGGGGCAAATACAGAACCTACAGACTTCATAATATCTTCCGCGTTGGATTTCTCCACCTTTTCGCTTTCTGCATTCTTGTCCTCGGCCGTATTCTTCTCGTCTTCCTTTACCTTTTCTTCGTCCTTCACGGCTTCCTTTTCCAGCTTGTTGATATCCTTTTCCTCTTTGGTTTCGGATTCATGGTCTCCTGCTGCTGCTCCGTTTTCAGACTTTTCGATTTTCACGTTCGCCATAATGTACTCATCAGAAAATCCCATAGACTTCATCAGAGATACGATAGGGTCGTTCAAATATTTTTCGTCCATCTTTATTAAACTTTTAATTGTGTACAAACTTATTTATTAACGGTTCTCAAATAGTCCTTTATAACGTTCAATCCTACATTGCCGTTCAGATAATATCTATAAAGCTCTTGAAATCTTTCGTCTCTTTCCACTATGATAGGGTTAATGGTAACGTTGAAAGACTTGTCTATCTTTATATTATATCCGTCCTTCTGTAGCTCTACAAGAACGTTATTGGAACCGTTGCTAATTTCTTCTTTATTGCCCTCCACGAAATCTACTGTCTGCACGCCCTTTACTATATCGGCAAACGAATTTGCATTTACGGGCGTCATTGTCATTGCTACGTTTGTGATAAGCGCTTTTGTCACCTTTTTAGGATTGTTCTTGTCTCTTTCCAGCGCTCTCCCCTCAACGGAGAAACCTGGCTTCCGGTCGGTGCCGCTTGCAAGCATTTCAAGTGCCTTGTCATAAAAGGCTCTTGCTTCCGGAGATTTTTTCCACAACTGACAACGTACATAAAACTTGTTATTCTTTACATAAGCATCCAGTGGGTGCCCTATCCAGAACCTTGATTTATTGATAGGGCTTCGTGATGGCAAATGGTCTAAATTGATTAGACCGTGTTTTAAAAAGCGGTCTATTACAAATCCGTTGGGATTCATAGATTCATCCTCCGAATCTATGGAAGAATCGGATGCCAAACCTTCAAAAATCATTTTTTCGTATCTTCTATCATCACCTACCGCGTAATCCATAGGGTTGAAATCTGATTTTTCAAAGTTTGCTTCTGTGAAAAAATTAAATTTTGAATCTACTTCAAACATCTTTTAATAATCTGAAATACAACGGATTAAAATAAACATCTTTATGTAAATATCTTATAATCAGTTGTTTACACTGAATAAAAATTTATTTACGTATTTACCGATTCAAATGTATGAATTATTATGCAAATAGACAAACTTTATGCAAAAATTATTCACTCCTTGCTTTTTAGGTAATTATCTACGAACTTATCAGAAGGCTTGGTGTAGTTCTTTTTGCCTTCCGGCACTGGGTACGCCCACTCATAGAAATATTTCTTTCTGTCTCCTTCTCCCAGTTCTCCGATTACCGTAAAGCCCTTTGCCCTTCCGTTACTTCTTTCTTGTACAATCTTCTCGAACTTTTCCGGTGGTGTGGTCGAACTTTCCTGCTTGAATATATGGTTGCTCAATTCTTCCATCACCTTATCCCTTCTCTCCTTCTTACTTTCTTTTTCTTTCGCCTCTTTCTCCTTTTGTTCTTGTATCTTCTTTTCCCTTTCTTCGGACATCTTTTTATATACACCGCTTTTGTGTAAACTTTGGTCGAACATATTGTCTACGATATCTCCCAATATCCCAAACTCCGATTCTTCTATTCCGATACTGTTAACAGCATCCTCAATAAACTTTGTATGCTTGGAAGGTATATATCTTTCATTATAGAATCTCTCCAATAGGGTTTCATCCTCCAGCATCTTCTTTAACTTTTCGTTCTTGTGGACTTCCCCGTTTATCCTTTCAGCGTCTTTAATGATGTTCTGTATATCCTTGGAAGTGAACCCGTATGCCGTATCTATGTCAACGCCAAACCCGTCGTTTGAATCATAGAGCTGGATATCTATACCTCCCTTATCGTCTGCATTCGCTTTGGTATGATTGGAAACACGTATCTCATAACTTCCTTTCCCTGTCTCAAATTTAAAATAGCTGCTCGCAGTTGTTTTCGCCTTGTTGTAATCGTAGTCTATATTATTCTTGTTCAGCCATGCTTTTAACCCCTTGGTAACTGCTGCCGGGTTCGTTCCGGTCTTCTCTATGGACTTGTCACCGCTTCTGTTAATGACCTGGTTTGTCGATTCTCTTTCCTTCTCGGTGTATATGTATCGAAAACCGCCTTTTCCGTCCGGCTCCTTCCGTACATACTTGTGCGACACTGCCTTTTCCAGCTTATCACACAACATGCTTTTCAATATATCTCTTTTCATACTCTTTCCTTAATAAAAAAGAAGGGGTGATTACACCCCTCCCCAACAATTAATGTAATTGTAAACGATACTTCGTCTGTTTGAGTGTTGCCATAAAATCTTCCACCCACGACTTTTCCCCTGCATATTCGGGGTTATTGTCAAGCTTGGAATAGAATTCCCTTGTGCGGTCTATAATAAGGTCAACCAATTCTATAGGGTCGTTAACCTCTATTTCTTCACCGTTTATCTCCCCGTCCTTGAAACGGCCGAAACCGCTTTGTCCGGCTTCCATTATCTTATCTTCATAGTCGGAAAGTTCATCTATCAAATCGTCCAGATACTTGTGCTTGGCATTGTCTTCCTCTTTCCAATGCACGTTTTTTGAACGGGTCTTAACGCCTTCCAGGAAATTAGCGAAATCGGCAAATACGGCATACATACCGTCCTCCTTCTTTGCCTTTTCCAGTACATCGGCTTTCACCTTCCCCTCTTGAATCATTTCGGAAATAACACTTTTGAATACCATCGCGTCTTCCACAGAAGAAAACTTCATGGAAACCGTCAGTCCGTCTTCCGACTTCTCTATTTCCTCGCTGTTCGTTTCTTCGTCCGTAGTTTCCGTTTCCTCGTTCTTTGCTATTCCGTCACCTTCCGGTCCTTTTGGTTTGTCGTCCAAATCTTCCTTGCAAATAGCATTCGCATCGTTACAGTCCATCGTCTTTTCAACTTCCTTACTTTTCCATTCTTCCGGCAATTCGCTTTCAAGACCCAGCTCTTTAGCGCGTTTCTTAATCCATGCCTGCACCTTTTCTTTCGGCATATCAGAAGCACCGGACAATTTGATAGCGTCCTTCAAATCCTGTCTATTTCTGATAGGGTATTTCCCGTTCGGCATTGCCTCGCCTTTCTTTGCAAGGTCCTTTCTTTCACTGTGTGAAAAATCGGTCTTGTTGTTCGCTTTCCGTATCTCTTTAGGATATTTCCCACACACGGACTTTACCACATCTTCCGTTACTTTTCCTTCCTGGAAAGCCTTCATCACGATTTCTACCGGGCTGGGTTTCACTTCCAATCCCAAAATCTTCTTGATATTGTCTTTCATGTCAAAGATGAAATCGTAGTCTTCCAGTTCGGTAACTGGGTCAATCCACATGCTGCCGATTTCCTCTTCACCGTCAACCACCACGAAAGCCGGGGATTCATCATCAACGTGCCCCATAAAATAATGAATTTCCGCATTCTTCGTTTTGGCTACACCGACCTCCATAAGAGTATCTTCCGGAATGTCTATTCCGGTCTCCTCGAAAAGTTCTCTTTGTGCGGCTGTACGGAAATCTTCTCCCTCGTCCACATGTCCCCCCGGTATACACCAATCGGGCGTATAGTTCATGTGTTCCCCTGCTCTCTGTAAGATAAGCAACTTACCGCCTCTGAACAAAAGCACGTCCGCATACTTGACTACCCCGGTCTTTGCCTTCATGATATCATCGTATGCGCTTTTGGAAAGCTTCTTACTTTTCCATGCTTTCTTTGCTACATGAACTGCATATACATCCGCAATGGCTTCCGCTATATCTTCGTCTTTCTGGAATGCAGCGATAGCCTTGAAAACCTTGTCCCTGTCTTTCTGCAATTGTGCAACCCGTGAAGTATGTTCCTTCAAGAACTCGTTGTATTTCTCTTCCGAAATCTCTCTTTCGTCCTTGTCAAGCAGGGAGAAGCTTTTCAATACCTGGCTTCTTTCGGCAAATTCGTTTGCAAGCTCTTCTGTTCTTGCTTCTATCTTTTCGGAGCGTCTCAATAGCTCCCTGTATTCAGACACCTTTTGTTCTGCTGTCTGTAAATGAAATAATTTCCGTAAATTCATAGCTATAAAATTTTCTGCTAATGTACGAATTTTACACAATCTATCCAAAAACACAGACATTATCAATATAATAGGAAGTGTTTTTCTTCAATTCGGGCTTGTAAAAATACCTGTTAAGTGTTTCTACCTTTTCTATCCGGTCAATCCTGCCCCTCTTGTTCCCATACAGAACTATTCTGTCGGAAATGTTCAATTCCTTTACTTTTATCGGAACAAGGTAGTTCTTCTCATACGTCCATACCATTTGTTCGCCCGAAATCCTGTTAAGAACACCTTCCTTGCCTGCATTAAAATAGATGTTATATACTGATTCTCGCGGCTTCATTTCGCGTACATGTAAACCTTCCACAAGCGTATAGGAATGTCTTGTCTTTACGGCTTCATTAATCCTTATATCCTTTAGGAACTTTTCGCCTTCAAGCGTCCTTATCTCCACAAACCCGGTGTTGAATCCTCCTTCTCCCATAATCAATGCTCCGTTTTCAGAAACAAGCCTTCTTTTGTTATAAGCGCATATTCCAGCCCAGCCTCTATGTTATACAGTTTCCCTTCATACAAGGACAAACCTCTTTCCATTATCTTTATCGCTCCTGCACCCATATGCATGTATTCCGGATTGTCATTATAGAACTTTACGTATTCCTCCACATCCCCCTGTTCTATCTCTTTATCGGGACTTCTTCGACTACTTCCCCTGTTTATTCCGAAACAATCTTCGTCAGTCCATTCGTCAAATGTCTTTTCGTCAACAAGCGGTATCATCACTTGATGAGGCATAGTGAACGTAAGATGTTTTGCGTCTTCACATACGGAGATTACTATTCCTCTTTCCAATACAACGTTTTCCATCTCTCCTTTGAAGTCGGTACACTCCACTCCCTTCTTGAATAGGTTTGTATCGTTCATCATACAATAGAGTAATACATACTCGTCTTCCTTTATCTGGTCCAGACGTACCGGGACAATCTCCCAATTATACACATCTATTTCTTCCGCGCTTTCCTTGACACGTTCCTTTGTTACCCTTGTCTTCCGTAGGGTCAACACTTCCACATCTCCTTTATATCCGAATCTCATACCTCAAACATTTTGTCTCCAACATATATTTTTACTTTACTTTTTCTCTCTACCTGCCTTTTGTATGGTTCTTTAGGCGGTTCAAATGAATGCGTCTCGTCATTCCAAACCATACCTTTAGGCACCTCCTTAAGGTCGCACCTGCAATAAGGATGCGTCGCGTAAATAACTGGTTTCCAATCTTTGGCTTTCACTCCTATATTATCCCCGTTGTTTATCAAGTCTATAAGCTTGAATATCCTCGGTTTGCTTCCTATTCCTGCCGTAGTGTACAACCTTATACAATGGGCGCAAGCTTGGGGATATACTGTCTTATATACAAGCGCGTCCGCTCCCTGTTTCTTCATTATCTGCTGGGCTACCCCGGTCTGATAAATGTTCTGCATCTCAGTTTCCACTATACGCCCCCAATCACGGTTCCAGTCTTCCAGGGAATGTCCTATATTGCTGACAATGTTCTGAACGGACTTCTTTTTCAGAGCGCCTTCTATCATTTCCTTCTTTATCGTTCCAAGCTCCAATTGTCTTTGCTGTTCCACAAGAACTTTTACCTCTTCTTCCGACACGGCATTAGACATTATCGTTTTGGCCCGTTCTCCCATCGTCTTTATATAGGAGTATGTACGTGTTGCTGCTGCATAATACACTTCCTGTTCCAACGGTGTAAGTGCTGCCCACTGATGACGGTCTATATACTTGGTAAAATCGTCAAAATTGAGTGTAACCAATTGGGAAGGTTCCAATTGTGCGCTCAGCCTTCCAAACAGATAGGACTGGAAATATGGAGGTATCTTTTCTATCTCCTTTCTCCATTTATAGCCATACCGCCTTAACAAGGACTTGTCTTCCGGTGTCAACAGCTTATCTCCCATTACATCGGCTACAATCCTTGCAAGACGGTAGTCTATTATATCATACAGTTTTTGTATCTCTTCCGGTGAGAATATCATTTTTCAACCGTTTTAATCATTTCCTTTACAAGCTCCTTTATCATCGCGTCAGACTGTGTGGCGAATATGGTCTGTGCAAGACCTTCATAACCGCATTGTATTTTCGGGTATCTGATAGGGTCTTTCACGTGTCTTTTCACTCCAATAAGACGCGATACCAAAGGTGTTCTTATACCATCAATTTTCTTTTCCAGCATTCTTCTTTATCTTATAACCGTCATATAACGATTCGTCCCACATTGACATATCGGGTTTGGGGAAATATGGATTAGAAGGTGCATTCCTGTATTCTTCCCTTCCTTCTGGTCCCATAGCTGCAATCTCTTCCATCGTCCAACCTTCACCCATTCCGCGTTCTTCAATCTCGAACCACTCATCAGCCGTCATATCAATTCCGTACTTTTTCTTTTCCATAATTAACTCCTTTCTTTAAGTTTCTATGCAAATATACAAAACTGTTCAGAATTGAACAAATTTATAAGTCTATTTTTTTAAGAAATCTATCAAGTTCTTTTTGATTTAACACTTTGTTATCATAAATCACTCCGTTATCGGAATTCCCGTCATACAATTTAACGGACTTAAATTTATCTTTCAACGGAGTTTCTATAACTTTCTTGAAAGATTCGGATGCGCCCTTATGTCCTTTTCTCGCTATTTCTGTAGGGACATACCGTTTCGTTCTCTCAAAACGTTTCTGTATTCTATCCAAAGCCGTATCAAAATCAGTTGCCACTCCTACCAAATGAACATCATAACCTTGTGCCTTCAATTCGTCAACAAGTTTTTCAAGTTTTGCCGGGTTTCCAAAAACAGCATCTTTCACAAAAGAAGATTTTTTGTGGAGATATTCTTTATCAATCTGCTTTCCTATATCCGACACTTCCTCATGCACATAAGAAGCCGCCTTCTTCGGGTCTATCCCCTTCACTCTTTCATAATCCGGTATCATATCGCGCATATCGTCCACGTCAATAACTGGGAGCTTGTCTATAGAAGGGTCTTTCTCCTTCATCTTCTTAAGATAATACCCTTTGCCCGAACCACCACCGCCAAGCATTAAGTAAGCACGCGGTTTTGTCTCAAATAGCATTTTCTTCCGATATTCAGACTTCACTTTGTTATGCACTTTAATCTGTCTGTCTCGCTTCCAAACACCGCCTTCCTTATAAAGGTCTTCCGTTGTCTTGGTTAAGTCGGCTTTCTCTTCCTCCGTAGCCTTTCTTTTCTTGTATGGCAGCCCAACAATGCCAAGCTTCCGGTTTACCGCGTTGTTCACATATACGCCTTGTTGTGCCTTCGCAATCTCCAGAAGTCCGTCATACATTTCTGGTCTTCCCAGGCTCTTTTCCAAAAGAGTCTTGTTTATATATCTTTCTAACTTTAAATCATCGAAAGTTTCCATAATTTCCTATTTGTAAAGATTTTTTAAATAATAGTCAACTGCTGGTTTCATTATAGGATTTTCGTTAAACGACTTGTATTGTGCGAACGGGTCTTCCTCGTCCTCCGGTACACCTTCCGGCTGTTGTCCTGGCTGTGAAGCTCCGAACATTTTATTCTGTTCTTCTACCTGCTTCATTCCCTGGTACACCTGGTTAAGAATGATGTCCTTTTCCGGGTCAAAGTCCCTTCCGTTATACTTCTTAAATATATCCTGCATAGAAACCATGCCGCTACTCAGTTTTTCAGAATCCAGTTTTACCTGTGCTTCTTCGTCTTCCACCTCTATTCCTGTAAATGCAAACTCATAATTTTCGTCCAGCTCGCTCACAATATACTTTGTAATGATACCCTGTAAAAATATCAATAGAGGCTTCAAACCTTTTTCACGGCTGTGCTTCAATCTTTCTCGTTGTCCGTCCTGTCCGAATATCTGCTGACTTTCCTTGAAATTAAATCCAAGTTCGGACGGGTCTATACGATATACAGAACATGTCATTATAATAAGGAATTTTATCCATTCGTTAAATTCCATATCACGATTGCTAAGTTTCTGTAAATCAACCCATTCCAAATCGATACCGTTTATAACGGGTGTGCGGTGACTGTTATAAACCCCTGCCATCGTCTGTGTCCATGCCTGCCTAAACTCTTGTAACGTACTATTTGATATGTTAGGGTTCTTTATATTGATAAACCCTTTAGGTTGTGACCCCTGGCTAAAGAAATTCGCATTATAAGAAAAGCCCCATAATATCCAGGTAATAATGTTTACCAGCGTTTCCAATTCCGACACTCCATACCCGTTTCTTCTCACATCGGACGTCTTGTTTCTGATACCGAAACCAAGCTCCCACGGGTAATACAATATCGGTTCCTTCGTTATAGGGTTGTGAAGAATCATTTCATCCCACACCATACAGTAACGCGGCAAATGTCCCTTGAATCTGTACTGCTCGAAACCTTCCCTTTGTCTGGGGTCTACGCTGTCAAGAAAACGTATCAGAGAAGCGTCCACAGCGCGGAACTTCTGCAATTCCCACATTCTGTTGCGCACCATCTCAAAGGCCAACTGGTCTAATGTGAGACTGTCCGACATTATCTTGCTTACAAACTCCTGCAAGCTGTCCACATTGTCCCATTTGTCCGTCCATCCTCCCTTTTCCAGGAAATCAACTATCTTTGATATTTTCTTCTTGTCCTCGTTTGTCAATTTTTCGTCCCCGGTAGAAAAAAGGCTCTTCTTTTTTCTGATTGTGAAGCCTTCCTTTTGCTCGTCTTCCGAAAAATCCATAAAGTTCATTATCTGTTCCACGCGTGTAGACACAATACTTTTGACTATATGGATATCTCCCATCCGACGCAATACGGAAAAGGATAGAACTCCTTTGGAATCCTTGAATCCTCTTCCGTTGCCGGATATGTCGTTAGGGTCAAAGAAAACAGACTGTATTTTTGTAGGCTGCCTGTTAATTTCTCCCAGATACAAATTAGCCTTCATTATCTCCCCTGCATCGTTTGAGTTTAACGCAGCCTGCAATTTGCTTTGGAATGCCATAGGAGCGGCCTTTTGCAGCCTGTCTATCTCTTCAATAGACAAACTCGAAAGGCTTGCAATCAAATCCGGCTTTTCCGCTTTTTGTATAATCTTTCCTTTTCTCTTTCCCATCGTAATAATTTTTAAGCTCCAGCCAATTGAGTTAGATTCACGGTAGCTTCCTTACCTCCTTCTACTGCTGTCACAACTGCCGTTCCGGTACGCTGTGCACCAGTATTTGCAGCCGCCACTACAGAATATTCGGTAGTGCCTTTAGTAAACCCTGTGCCGCTTACAACCGTATTATAATCTACTGTCACTGCTGCACCTTCATTCTTTCCGTTTACCTTCTTTTGCTTCTTACTTGAAACACCGAATATCTTTGTTTCTCCTGCTGCTGCAAATGAAAGTGTTGTCGGGTCTGTAGTCAATGTATATTCATAGGTAACTGTCGCTGCAAGCTGTGTTAACGTAACCTTTACCGTCTTGTTACTTCCAGTCTGTGTAATAGTAATAGAACCGTCATTATCTGTTTCTGCCTTATTTTCAGCCGCCACTATACTATAATTCTCTCCATTAGATGTTTCAGATGAAGTCTGACTGAATCCAGTTCCGGTAATCTGTGCAGTCGTATCTACCTTCTCGACACCACCGGAAGGCTTGCCGTTGACTTTTTTCTGTCTTGTTGAAACAATTTGTAAACTCTTCGTTTCTCCAAGCGCTACAAACTGTATGGTCTGTGAATTGGCAGACAACGCATAATCATATGTCACTATAGCCGCATTCTGTGTAAGTGTCACTTCCGCAGTCTTTCCACCATCCTGCGAAATAGTCGCTTTTCCTGTTCTCTGTGAGCTTCCGGTATTCTCAGAAGCTTTCAAATTGTAGTTATTTCCGCTTTCCTCATAATCGAACCCTACACCTGCCAGTTCTATATCAGTAGGATATGTTTCTGGCTGCTGTTTTACTCCATTCAGAACTTTTGTTCTTGTAGAAGTAACAGTGACAAGCTTTTCGCCTCCTGCACCGTCGAACGTTACCGCTGTCGGGTCTACTGTAAGCGCATATTCGTAGGTTACAGTAGATGCAGCCTGGTTGCATGTAATCTGCAATGTCTTTCCGCTTTCATTCTGTTTAACCGTCACTACCGCTTTTCTTGCCGTGTTGTTTGGGTTCTCGTCAACCGTTACTTGTCCTCCACCGTCAACCTTGAATCCTGCCCCAGATATTGAGAATATAACCGGGACGCCTTCCGGGTGTCCTACTGGCTGTCCGTTCTTGAATGTCTGTTTTGAAGACGTCACCACGCACATATCATCACCTCCCTTTGCAGGGAAATTAAGTGTAGGTTCTTTAGTCTCCAATACGTATTCCACAACTTCCTGCACGTCCGACAATACCGCGCCTTCTTCTCCGAATCCTTCCGGATATGAGATAAGCTTAACAAGCGCCTTAAACGCCCATTCCTTGAACTGTCCTATATTATAAGTGTGACCGGGTTCAATCACGATACCCAGCCCCTTATAATATTCCACGTCACCATAGAGGCTTTCCGTAACGAAAACCTTCATCTGACTGTCGATACCGTCAGTTACGACAGTCATTTGGTGGACATTATCTTCTGTTGTAAACAATAACCGTAGCATAACCCCTTTAGTTGTTTTCGGCTACGAGTTCTTCGCGCCATGTGTTGTTATCTGTTATTACAACCACGTTCAAGTCTTCCTTTGCATCCAAACCAAGGTCAGCCAGCGTAAACGCCATAGGCTTTCCGGACATAACTTTAGTAGCAATGGTCTTGCGGTCTCCTCTGATTACTCCAAATCTTTCTGCGCTTTCCTGCAAATCTACGCTATTGGGGAAATAGATATCGACATCCTTCTTTGCCGGAACACTTGTCTTGATTGTAATAACGCATGCATCGTTTTCGTTCCATTCTGCCGTTACCGCAACAATTTCATTCAATCCCTGGGGGTCGATAATCAATTCCAAACCCTTTTCTTCCACAAATGCTACAAGTTCCTCATGCATCACGGCTTCGCCTACATTCCATTTGAAACCAAGCTTCAAAAGCTCGGCACCGCCTTCCGGGTCTGTCACGTTTCCTTTAGGGGTAATTCCGCGCGGTGATTCAGTGATGAATACTTTCTTCTGGTCGCAACTACCATCAGTTACCAATGTCACATCAATATTCTTGCCTTTGTCTAAAAATCTATACAGTCTCATAATCTTTTATTTTTAATGGTTTTTATTTACATTCAAATACGATTTCCTGTTCTACTGAACCGTCAGCACCCAGTACATAGACCTGGTAAATACCTGTCACATCCGCTTTCTGTACGCCCAAATCCTTCTGGCACTCGAAGCCCAGATATTCGTTCTTCTCCTTCATTGTCAAAATCTTTTTGTCGGAAGATACGGTACCAATACTTTCGGGAATATTGGCAAACTCGCAGAACTTGTTGTTATGCTTGATACAAATCTGAGTGCCTTCCGATACCTTTGCCTTAAAATTCATCCACAACCAAGGAAGACCGTTTGCATATTCAGCCTGCCACGGATATTCCGTCAGATAGGATTCGGGGAGAATGCTGTTATATCCCTCCTCGCTGTTGATAATACCGCTATTGGGATTCATCTTAATAGGCAAGGAATAGGAAGGAATTGCCTCTATCTCCTGTTGCAAAGCCTCGAAATTTCCCTGTAAGCCTTGTGCAACCTGTGCCTCGGTATCGCCGTCCTGTATTTGGTAAAACACTACTTTTTTCATAACTTCTAAAACTTGAATTTTAAATCATTATACCACACGAAATTGTCACGCCAAATATTGTCTGTAGAGAAAATGGTCTGTCCCATTCTCCAAACTCCGTCTTTCATCCATTTGCCTAAGTTGTCCCAAATTCCTTTGGTAAGTACCCATACTGCCGGAATACTGAACTTCCCTCCAGAAATCCAATAGTTGCGCATATTCCATTTATCGTTGTCCAGTACCCATACCTTCTTCACCTTCGGTGGCATTGTCTGTGAAGTACCACCGCCTGCGCCTCCTCCAAAGTATGTACCGGGATTTTCCTCTGTTCCGACCCTTGAATAGGTTCCTGGCAAATAATCACCTTGTGCCATAATCATTCTCCTTTCATTTCCTTTATCGCCTTCGGTTTCTTGTCTCCGAATTCGTCGAAATCAGACAGATATTTTCTAATTCTCTGAGGTACCAAAGTAGGGCTTACCTTTGCCGCGTTCTCCACGATTGAGATTGATTCTCGTATTATAAGCGCGTTACACACCACGGCACGGAACCATGTGTATATCTCCACATTGCCGCCTTCCACCGTAAAGTTCCCCATCACATGCGAAACAATCAGAATAGCGGAATAAATGAAAAGCTTTGTGATAATCATTGAAAAGCCCTTGCTTGAAAAGTCCTTGTTCTTGATATGATATACCCAGCTTACAAGTGTGTCTATCACTATAAGAATCATTAGGTATTTCAAGAACTCCCAGTCCCGAAACACATATTTCTCAATGAAGGATGCCGTGTTGGAAAAAGAGATAGGTATGCTCAACAACACGGGAAAATATAAACTCATTACGTATTCCCTTATTTTATGTAGTTTTCCTATAATCATATGCGACGGAATTTTAGGAAATTGTATATGCAATGTGTACAAGTTTACTTGGTGAGGCTTCCGGATATTTCTTTTTCAGATAGTCATAGCGTTCTCTGATAACGTTCTCTGCCTCTTTAGGGTTGTGCCCCGACTTTGCGGCCGCAGCCACGAGTTTTTCAACTGTAGGGAAACCGCTTTTCTTTTCCTTCGGCTTCTCCTCCTTCGCGGTCTCCTTTGTCTTGATTCCCTGGCGTCGTACCCATCCGTTAGCGGTCTTCACATATTCCTTTCCGCTCCAGCTTCTGACCGTTCCGATAGGTTCGCCCTTCCGTGCCTTCTCTATATCATCAGATACGCACATTCCGGCTATGCCCTTAAAAATGTTTAGAGGGGTTTCCTTGTATCGCAACATATCACGGTTCCCGGACATTGATTTAAAGATACCTTCCTTTCCTGGTATCACTTCCACCTGTGAGGGTCTCACAAACATAGGTTCTTCCTCGTAGAGGTCATTCAGCACTTTAACCGTTTCCAGTGATTTCCAGTCCGCAGCCGCACATGCTTTCTCGAACTCGTCCAATTCGTTGTTTTCCGATTTGTTCAAAACATCAGTAGCAAAAGCCGCTACCTGCTTTGCGGTGAACGCTTCGTAGTCGTTGTCAATGAGAAATTGTTCAAATTGTGCACGTCCGAACACTTTCTCTTCTTTTCTATTATTATCCATGAATAATGCCTTTTTAAGTTATAACGAAATTGCAATTACAACGGTAAAAATAGGCATTATCAGTCAAATAACCAAGCTTTTAACTTGAATATTTATCCAATACTGGGTATTTGTACTTCGCGCGGATAGGGTTTGTCTTTATGTACTTCCGTCTTCGGTTCTCCAGGCGTTTCCTGGCTCTTTCGGCTTTCTCCAAAGCCTTCTCTATCTGCTCGCGTCGCTTCTCGTCGCGTTCTTTCCGGTCGCGTATCATCTGTTCTGCGTACAGTTCTACGTCTTCGGTTTCATAGTCACTGTATAGATAATAACTCAAAGTCTCCATATTTCTCTTGAATAAGTTTTGCCAAGCAAGGACTGTTCTTCCTCTCCTCCCTTACTTTTCTGGCTATTTCACCGATTTCTTTTCCTCTTCTTTTCCTTTCCTCTTCCGGTTCTTCATAATATGTTCTGTTTGTATTAGGGTCGAAATATTCACTGTCAGAAGCGGTACAACGATTTTTTGCAACAAGGTCAATCCTGTTTTCCTCTATTTCTCTCTGTATTTCTGACCTGTGGATATATTCCATATATTTCTCTTCCTCCTTTTCCTTCTCGAAATTATCCTCCCAGTATTCCAAATCCTTTTTCAGTGTGTGATAAAAACTCAGTCTCTTTTTGCACGGGAAACTCTCATCCCCACATGTTATACTTCTGTCCCTTTTAGCCATTTTATTAAACTCCTTGTCTTCCCATAAAAAACCTTTTTCCTTCTTGAACCACACCCTTTTAAGGTAATAAACCGAATCCTTTATCCTTGAAACACCTTCCTTAATTTTCTCGAATCTTCTCGCAAATATATTCTTCCATTCTTCCCTGTCTGGCAAAGCTATTGTATAGTTATTCAATTTAGGATTGTACCTCATTGATTTAACAGCCTTGTCCGGTTTCATATAAACCGTATTTCCAAAAATTTCCTTCAATGCCTTTATAAACTTCCGTACCGTATCTACACTGCATTTCATACGACTTGCAATACGTTTAGGGCTTTCATAGAACGATACTTCGCAATTGTTCCATTTTATTGCCTCTAATGCGTGCTTATGCGCCATCTTTACAGCCTTTTCATAAACCTTGTCATAATCCGATTCCTTCCAGTCCTCGTTATTGTACAGCCATTCGACTATCTTCAAAATCTGTTCTTTCTTTAATTCCTCTTCATTCCATACGTCCAAATTGTACTCTGCAATCTCTTTACAATACTTGTAATATCTTATCTTCTTTGAAATGTAATTCAATATCCTTGTAAAAATAGGAGACCATTTTACCCCTTTCTCCTTAATCACATAACGCAAATAATCGGGTAAATACATCTCTTCCGTTACATCCTTGAAATCCTTGTTTATGATTGTACATACATCCTTTTCGGGGAATTTAATATAATCATTCAGTCTTAAAAACTTGATATAATCCTTTGCTTTTCTGTAGGAAATACCCACTTCTTCCGCAATCTTCAATGACAGTTCTTGTGTAGTAAAACTTCTTTTCCAAAACGTCTTATACTGATATTTCTTCTGATTTCTCTTGCAATACTTGTTGTTTATCAATCTAATAGCGCACAATACGCAACAATACTCGTAATCCTGGATGGTCTGTAAATTCTTTAAATCCTTAGTAGGAAACTTAATCTTTTTTGAAATGTCCTGGCATGATGCCGATTTTTCTGTATCTTTTTTCATACACTTCTCTTTAATTTTCTCACTTCTACAAATACCATTTTTTGGTTTTATGTCTTGCTTAAGGACACCCACTAATTTTTAGCTTCTTTCTTGCTAAACAAAAACAAAGAAAAAGGGGATTTTTCAAAAAGAAGCTAATGTTTAGTGAGAAAACTAAAGAGTAACCCCTTTTTCTTTTGCGGCTCTCAAATCTTCATCAGACCTTAGCCGCTATGTTTAAGCACTGCAAACATAGGGATAAATTTTCAATCCACAAAATTTTCTCTGAAAAATTTTTGCCGGGACGCGCTTTTTTCAAAATCCCTTCTTGTTTTCGTCCCCTTATAGGCTTTCTTCCCCTCCTTTTCCTGCCCTTTGTCTTGTCCTCCCTCCCCATACGCGCGCACACACGCATGCACACGCATGTGCGCCTATACGCGCACATGATGCGCGCGCTCGCCTACGCTCGCACGCGCACGCGCGTAATATATCACCCAATATTCTCCCTCTATTAATATACCCGTTAGGGTAAAAAGAAGAAAGGGAACTACGTACCCCTTTAGGGGTTAGATAATAACATTATGGTAAAACGTCAAAGTGTTGATTTCCAGGTAGTTACAAATAGTAATAAATATTGACAATATTACCGTTATAAATTCCTACTTTTACCCAGTGTTTAACCCTAAAATTTTAGTAACATGAAGGTAGTTTATGAATCGAAAATTGCGAAAATTATCATTCCGACCTTTTCCGCAATCCTAATTTTTTGCTGGCTGCTTTGCAAGAAAGCAAAAGAGTATTACGACGAAGAATTCTTGAAGCACGAAGAAACCCATTCCTATCAATGGAAATCATTAATGATACCGGGAACCGTGCTTTTTAGCGGTCTTGCAGGCGTTTTCTCGTGCCCCTGGCTACTTCTCCTTATCCCGTTGACGTTCTATCTGTATTACGCCCTGGAATGGCTCGTGCGTGTAATAGGAGCCTTAATCAAATATCACCCAGGTTTCAGTGGCGGTTTCAAGAAGTGGATTAAGAGAATCCAGGCTATAAACCATGACTGTTACCACGCAATCGTGTTTGAACAAGAAGCGAACGCAGTAGAAAAAGGAGTGGTAGATTATGGTTTTTTGTCATTCTTCAAGTATTATTAACTCTGCTGTCAATATTTAGAAAAAGAAAAGGGACGTTTCACAACGTCCCCAGTCTGTCGGGTTTCGCTAAACCCATGATTCTTACTACAAAACAAAATTGAATAATTATACAAATTGAGTGAATATTTATGCAATAATTTTCTTTATGGAAACCGCGTTCCGCTTGATATTCCCGATTTTCCGGCAAACCTCATTAGTGGAAATATCCCTATAGGAAAGAAGCATTCCCGAAAGTTCGGCAATCTTATCCACAATCGTATTCATTTCCTGTAACCGTTGCCAGCTTATGGAGACGGAAAAATGATTTTTAATGAATTCGTCACGGGCTGCCCTCGCTTCTTCCACGGTTCGGAAATAACCGATATTGTACTTCTTCTTTTCAACCTCTATTATAACCCGGTACGGCTTGTTCTTCGACCGTTTGTCATAATAGTAGATATACCTATTACTTCTCGGTTTCATTCTCTGAATCCCCCTTCTTTTCGAGAACCGGAATAGTCCCCAGGCAGTGAACAAAGATGGCTGCGATAAACGGGGAAATGATAAGTGCCATAAGCATCCACACTCCGAAACTTCGGTTCATCCTTTCTGCCGTAGAACCTACCTCGGCACTCAGCATAAGATGAACGATAAAAATAATGATAGTTAAAAATACGATACCTGCATTCATAATTTAATCCTCCTATTATTTAAGTTCGTTAATGATTTTCATTGCTTGTTCTCTCAGAACCTCGTTATCATTTTCTTCTCCCATCTCCTTACTGATTAGGGATAACGTGCCGTCCAGGTTCTTCTTGTAGACGGCAATCATGCTCATGCTTTCACCCTTTGCCGGGTCATACACGACCCGGAAATTTCCTTTGCTTAATGTTCTCATTTTAAAATAGTGTTTATGACGTTGTTAATAGTAAATTCTTCAATCTCTTTTATGTCCTTTTCAGAGCACAAATTCTTGTTTTCGGTATATTCTACGATATTGCCGTGAAGAACGTCTGTAGGGGAAGGAAAACGCTTTATTTCAGCCACTTTCCATGTTCCGAACTTGACCGTTACATATACCTCGTATGAATCGGGGTTCTTGAAAAAATCTATATTTGCCATAGTTGTAAAGATTTTATTCGACAATTAATTTAACGCCCATTCAATGGCATGTTCGGCTGATTCTTGATTGGGATATATAATACATTCATATTCGTTTGAATGATAAAAGCAATATCCTAATTTGTTAAAATTGTCTTTTACTACTGATTCAAGGAATTTTGGACAAATTTCTTTGCTGTATTCACCATTAACTATTTGTCCTCCCATTGTTTCAATTACATAAACTTCCATAATCTTTTATCTTTTTATTTGTTTGACTTAATTAACCGCCTCCCTTAAGAAGACACTACAAATATAGGCACTTAATCAGACATAAGCAAGTGCTTATGTCCTTTTAACATATAATTAACATATAACTCCAAAGAAAACACCCGGAAACATTCTTTCACGAAGAGTGTAACCGGGTGTCAGTCAAACAAATATATAAAATTAGAGAAAGAAGGTTCTAAACTATGTCGGGATGAAAGTATGTCGGATAGTCCCATTCCTTGATAATCTCCTTAAGTTCTTTCCAGGGAATGAAAATAGTGTGTGATGTGATAGCCGCTTTCTTGTCGCCAGTCCAGTAGACGGAAGAAAATACTGGGTTCTCGGATTTTACGATACTTTCCGTTGTCCGTCCCCCCATATCCTCAATCAGCTTGCTATATCCGAAATAGCTGATGTTCTGTCCCAGCACAAGACAAAGGATATCACCAGTCTTGCATTTTAGGGCACGGGCAACAGACGTTCTGTCCTCACCGCTTATAATGTGGCTGTCACGAAGCAAAACAAGCTTGTTGGAATAACAAAGCCAATCTATGTACATGCTTCCCCCGTCGTATGTGAATTCATTCTTTTTGCTCATATCAAGTCTTTATAATCGTCTTCCATCCTTTTTATTTCGCTCGTCAGTTCCTGGTTTAAATGGAATAGGAACTGTTTCTGGTTGTCTTCCATCTCGTCCTCATTACAACTCATTTTCTTTGAAAGCTGGTCCAGATACCGGATGAACCGCTTTCTTTGGATAAGGTCTATATAGGAGACCGTATAAAGAAGAACATTCATTCTTTTCTGAATTCCCATAACCGCCCCTATGCACCACAAAAGGAGAGTGATAAGGACTACCGTAAGAATAATCAAACACACAAAAATCGCTGTTATCATAGCTGCAAATATATAAAAATAAAACAAATAATTAATACTAAAGAACGTTCAAATTTTCGTTCTTGTCAATATATACGGGTCTTGAAACAAGGGAACAAGGAGAAATGACAATGTATTTCCCGGACGTACCTTTCGCAGCGTCATTCCCCGGTATTCGATAATCTGTCCGACCCATATGTAACATTTTTTCTTAATCATTGAGAACCGATTTAACTGCAAACAACTTGGTATACGCTTCTTCCTTGGTCTGGAAATAGTTAAGGTTTTTGTACCGTAAATTGTCCGATTCGTTTTCTTCCTCTGTAGTCTTACATATCACAAAACGGTTCCAGTCAATATAGTAATAGGAATTGCTGATTTTGGCACGCCAGCGAAGCTTTTTAAAGCATTTTTCTTTCTCGTCATAGTATAGGTTGTTTTCAGAAAGAACTTTGTACATACGTTCTTTTTCTTCTTCTGTAGAAAATCTGAAAGATGGGATAAAATCATAGTAAGAAAATGACATTCCAGTTTTAAGAAAATGTAATTCATTATTTCGTAAATAAACATGATAAAATGCTTTAGAAATATCTTCTTTACATTTGCGTTCTCTATATATCATTATCGTACCGTCTTCATGTGTCAGACAGTCACCGTCTTCCAGTTTTGTAAGAGTACAATCTTCATCATGAATAGACAAGAATTTCCCGTCTTTGTCGCATAAAACCTTTTTCATAATTGTAAAATATTTTTATTAGAAAACATAATTAATCAAATCAGAAAGCCAGGACAAGAATTGTATCATTCCGAAGAATAGGAAACAAAAGGCGATTGCCCCGGTTCCGTACCAGAAACGTACCCACCATTCACGATACTTTGTCTTTAATACTTTCTTGCCGAAACGTCCATTAAAGAAATTTATAAGCTGCTTTTTCATGATATATAAGTTTTTAGAATTCGACAAGGAGAAGAGGTTTACAGTTTTCCCTCTCTCTGACCCACATATAATCTCTTCCGAAACCGTAATCAAAAAGAGAATTGAACGTAACCGGATAATCCATAGAAATAAACTTCATTGCTTCTCTCAGTTCTTTTTCGTCATTACATTGAACTATTTTGTTAAGCATATTGACATAAAGAGAAATTGCTACTGGTGAATGATTAGCATTTAACGGGTTTTCTACGATTGCTTTCATAACTTAATCCTTCTTATTCTTGTTTACAGATTTATCTATACTTCCTTTTAGGGCTTCAATCCATTTAAGGTTGAATTCCTTTTCTTCCGGGGAATTGGTTTCATTCTCCTTCTTTAGCTGTGCTATCAGCAAGCATATTTCTTTTATATCCATATTATTTGTTCTATTGGTAGCCCGAAGGCTACCGGGTTAATTGATTTCGTAATGAGGCTGCTCGCCTCTGACAACTCTCTTTGCATCCGCAATGCTATCATACAGCTTTGATTCATCACCATCTATGATGGCAAATTCTTGGTGAAAGCCATCTTCAAACATTGTTATTGTGTGACCTTTGTAACTTACTTCCTTGATAACGTTCATTATCTTCATAACTCTTATCTTTTTATTTGTTCAACATTTCGAGTTGTCTTTGAAGGAGGTTAGCGCGGTTCTGTTCATTGGCTGCAAACTCCATATTCCCGATAGACTTATAGAACTCCACATTTTCAAGTGCCTCGGCAAGTGCTTGTTGTTTCTTGGAAATCATAGAGGAGATTTCGTTGTTATTACCTCTCTTCATCATCTCTTCCATTTCCGTACCTCTCACCTTGTAAAATTCTGCTTTCATAACCTTATTTCTTTTAATTTGTTTGACCTTGTTTCCTTATCACATTGCAAATATAGGTACTTAATCAGACATAAGCAAGTGCTTATGTCATTTTAACATAAGATTAACATAACCTTTCTTTCAGTGACATTATATTTTTCAGAAATAGGAGAAAACGGTATATGATTATCAGACAGTTAACACTAACTCTGAAAATTGTGTTGTTTTTCGGTGTACAATAAAATAAGGAAAATGAAAAACCGGGAACCGGACAAAACACCCGAAATTCCCGGCATCCCGAAAACAATCAAATTACCCCTTCTTCACTTTTCCAGTCACCGGAACCGTTGATTTCGTCTTCATTCATCAAAGGATAGGGATAAACGACGTCTTCCACTGCTGTTTGCTATATTTATTTTAGTAGGATACATAATTATTTCAATTTAAATTTACAAATGATAAAAATACGAAATTTGAAAAATCGCGGCTACAGCATACTGTAGTATCGATTGCCCTATAAGGGGGAATACCTTTTGGATATAGTAAAATATATTTACGCTGTGAATAGCATCACTTTCTTGCCGTTGCACAAGTCCATAGTGTCTACATGTAGCCAGCTAACACCGTCCTCCAGTCTGATAGGATAAGGAAGCTTGTCGGAATCGTCTATAATGATTTTCCGTGCTGCTTCTGCCTCCATTCCGGAAACCGTAATGTCAAAAGCGCGACCCAATGTGTGCGCACTCATATACGGCTTTTCAAGCATCGTCTTTTCCTTGCATAATATGCAGACATTACATCGTAAACCGCGCTGGGAATAGCTGCCTCCGTTCTTCCAGTTGTTGATAATGAAGGGCTTGCATATGATTTCCTCCCTCAATACAAGGAGTGTCTCCAGTGCTTCGGTCGTGAAAAAGCTCCATATCTGCGATTCTGAATACTTGTTATACACGTGGGGGCATGCAAGTTCGGGAAGCGTGAAATACTTTCCCAGTCTTCTGATAATCTCTTTTCTTTCCATAATGATACAAAATTTGAATAAAAATAGGGGTTGCAGCCATTTAAACCGGGCTTTCACCCCCAGCCATAACAGACTTGCAACCCCTACCGCCTTTGTTAACCTTTAAATACAACTGCGATACAACCTTACCAGTTAATTATCACGATAGCAAAGATAGTGTTTTTATCTCAAAAATAAGCTAAAGTTCAGAAAATAATCGCTCGCACTCTTCCAACTCCTTTTCCATTCTTTCTTTTATAAGCGGAAAATAGGTTTTCGCCATATCCTCGTTGATATGAAAATAAGAATCGTAATGGTTCGTTATCAGTATATTTCCCTCCATCTCAAACCTGGAAATATGCTCTATTTCCTCTTTCAGATTTACGATTTTATTGTATAGCTTATTTGCCTTTGTTAATTTCGACTTGTCCATAAATGATTGATAATAAAGTCCCATTTCGGGGCTTTTGTGAAAATAATAAGTATATAGAAAGATTTATTCTACAATTTCCGCATCGCTTTCTGGCTCGTATTCTTTCTTTTCCTCTTCAATAGGGGCTTTCTTCCATTGGTCTATGAAGTGTTCGATTACACGTCTTCCGTCAGTCACAACCTTTTCCAGTTTTTCGTCTGGTTCCAACAGTTCATCTGCCATTGCTGCGGCTATATGCTTTGCCTTCATTACCTCTTCTACAAGGTTGCTTTCAATCAATTCACCCAGGCTTTTCTTTGTCAATAGGTTGAATGTCAGTCCTTCGATAATCTGCTTTCTTTTTGACATTGCATTGAGCATAGCATTCATACGTGGAGCGAACTGTTCCGGCTTCATGTTCTCGAAGCTCTTATCGTCGAACCCCTCGAACTTGGATGCTGCCAGGAATGCTACCTCGTATTCCTTTGGTGTCATTACTACGCCTGCCTGCAAGCATTCTGTACAGAATAAGATAAACTTCACATTGTTTCTCAAATCTTTTTCCATAATCTTTTGTCTTTTAATATGTTGGTTATTATTCTATTGTCTGGAACATTTTCCCGGTCTCCGTGTCCTTCCAGGTTATTATCATATTCTTTCCTGCCTTGACGCTTACAAGCTCTACATGCACCATATTGCCGTTCTCGTCCTTTATATAGTGTTCCGGTTCATATTCCTTGTCATATTCCCGATATTTCTCTACAAATGTGTCATAGCCTATTATCTCAAAGTTATCTTCCCATGACGATATCTGGATAACCATAGATTCTATATTCCCGTCAACCACGTTTGATGATGCTTGGTACGACATTCTCAGTTCTTCCAGTGCATCCAATACTTCCGTTATTCTCAGATTGTAGTCCTCGTATGCCTCTATGCAAGGTGCAAAATCTATGAGCTTGTTCTTTAGGTATTCCTTGAATTCCTTTTCTCTTTTCATGATGTTGTCTTTTTATGATTGTTCCACATTGTACAATGATACAAGAACCGTGCCAGGACACGTCTTGCGTCCATATCGGCTTCCATATATCCTTCCCCTTTCGCAAATTAACAATTATAGGTTGACGATTTATAATATTGTTTATATAGGGGTCGGATATAACAACCCTTTCTTTTCCTTTATGGTGCAGTCCGTGTTCCCTTTCCGGTTCTTCTTATCATTGCTTTTCCTCCTTGACACTCTTCATTACCATTGTAACAAATGTATAACGGGTTAATAATAAAATATGGTCTGTAAGGTATCGTGGAGGGTATTTCTTCTTTTATTTCTCCTTGTATATCCCGACCACTGTTCCTTCCTCGTCCGTTATGAATAGGGTCTTGTGCTCCTTTGATTCATATACCCTTTCCGACAGCCTGCTTACCGGGTATGTGTTGCTGTTGCTGTCCTTGATGGTGTACATTATTTTGTTTCCTTTGTTGAAATCCGGTTCCTTTAGCTGCTTCTTGTTGTCCTTCATTACCCATTTGTTGCACATGTATAGGAGACGCACCGCTTTCCGGAACACATGGAAATCGTCCTCGTCTATCATTACCCTTTCCTTATCCCCAAATCCGATTGAATAGACCATTCTTTCCATGTCGTATACCTTATGCAGGGGCTTTGTTAGAGTATGGGTGAGATGGAAGATTGTTTCACTAATCATGTTTTCCGTGTCTTCTTCTTCCTTTATCTCAATCATTGTCTCCTTGTTTATGAATGGGTTCAGTACATCAATCATACCGGACATCAAGTCTGTAATAAGCTGTCTTGCTGAATGCCTTACACATGACATAACACCCCTTTCTCCTATTATGTATAAGGCATCATCTGCTTTTTCAAGGTTCACATTCATGCCGAGTTCTGTTATGCACTGTATTACCGTGTTCATATCGGTTCCCTTGGTTATATATGTGCTTTCGTACTTCTGCTTTAGCTTGTATATGGCATTGTTCATCCTCTGTTCAAACATCTTTGTCTCCTTCTCTTCTCTTCCTTCTATCTCATTGTAGAAATCATTCAAGAATTGTTCCACGTGGAACAATGGACTTTTTGCCGTCTGTTCTCCTATCAATATAGAAGTAATCTGTTTTGATTTAGAGGCTGTTAAGTCCATTAAATCGCAAATATTGAATACTTTCTTGATACTGTTTTCTGTACAGCACACCAGAACACTGTTATCGTACTTTTTCTGGAATTCTTCCTTATCCATAACCTTTTTATTTTTAAGTTTCGTGAAATATCTATATTGGAAATCAAAAAGATAGGGGTTACTCCGATTTTCACCCCTTCTTTCCGTGCTCTTAATAATTCGCAACCTTTTGACGAGTATTGGCTACGAAAGTTTTGTTGCTTCCGGCAAGCTTTATCGGGCCGAGATTTTCCCAGTCACCGTTTGCCCAGGTCTTTATTATGCTGGAATCTATGTACTTGTCCATATTCTCCTTAATCAGTTTCTTTGCAGGTGCCAGGGAATGGAAGGTAAACATCGGGCTTGTCTTTTCGCATTCCACGTTATATTCCCACTTTTTCAATTCCTTGTTGAATCTGTCACCCTTGTACTTCATCGTTACGGGTTCACTGAAATATACTGTATAGGTCTTCATTTTTGTTTTGATTTTAGTGACTAATGATTATCTGTAATACTGTTCCCTTACTGCTTTCGCTATCGCTTCCCCGTATTCTTCCGGGCTTGCCAGATAGGGTATCTTAAAAAGTTCCGATACAAGTTCGAGTTTTTCCTTGTTTGTCATTATCTTTGTCATATCCTTTATGAGAGCTACTCCGTTCATATTCACATATTCGTTGTATGCCTCGTGAAGTTCTCCACGTTCGTCCAAATCGTCGATTATTCTTCTTGTAGGAATACATCTCATTATCTCTCTGATATACACGTGGTAGTCTTCACTTTCTTTTATCACTTTGAAGATAGGTTCAAATGAATTCATGTCTATAAAATCCATCACCTTTTCTGCGATTCTCTTTCCTTCCAGTTTTACTTTAGAGCTTGCCATAATTTTTGTTTTTACTTGTTTGACCTTGTTTCCTTATCACATTGCAAATATAGGTACTTAATCAGACATAAGCAAGTGCTTATGTCATTTTAACATAAGATTAACATATCAAAGGATATAATAAAAGCCAGCTATTTATCACAAACCGCTGGCTGTCAATTAGATATTAACTACTAATACTCAAAAAATGAACATAAAGTTTTTCGTTTGATTCTAAATCTCGTAGTCCACATCCCATGTTATCGAATCCAAAGATACGAATTTATATCCGGTTTCTTCTTCCAGGACTGACTTTATTTTCTCCACTTCCTTGTCTGTAGGAGGAACCTGCATTACTTCCATGTCCATAGGTACATGCACCTGCGTAGTCACATCCTCATTCATTTTCATTGTTGCGATTGCTATTATCATACTCTTATATATTATAGGGTTAATTAATCATTATATTCTTCCGGTATCGGTTCTTCCTGCATCCATTTCACGTACATTCTTTCCATACAAATGTCAATTTCTTTTAATGCTTGTTGTTCGGTCAGACCATATTCTTTTGTAAGTCTTTCCATCATGCACTTTATAACTTCTTCAACATATATCTTTACCATAATTATTTGATTTTTAATTGTTTAAAATAGGTGTACTATCTATCGCAGACCGTACACCACATGAATTTTGAAAATCATAAATTAACTAAAAGTCAAAACAAAATGTAATTATTTCTTTCCGATTTCAACACCTTTCATCTGTCGTAGGCGGTTAAGAAGCCGTTCTCTTGTCTTTGATTTGGGCGGTTCCTCGATTATTTCTGCCTCGACTATTTCGGGTGCCATCTCTTCGACGAACTTCTTGTTTCCCTCCTTTATTTCTCCCCAGTCATACGTTTTTATGAGTGCTCCAGGAAGCATCACCTTTTCGGAACCCAATACCGGGTTGCTTGCAAATCCGTTGAAGTCCTTGTAATAGGAGGTGCAAAGCTGGTGCATCAGTATTTCGGGTCTTATTCCCGATTTTGCGGCTACCATACCCACTATCAAACTGTTTACGGGGATGTCTCGCATTACGCGGCTTATGTTCTCCTCACCGTGCAGGGTTGCGTTTATGTCTATTTTCCCGTCAACTGTAAGTTTAATTTCATTACCTTTTACTTCCTTCCGTGCGGCTTCCAACAAAGCGCGTATTTCCTTTAGGATATTGAGCGCGCTTCCCACATTCCCCTTGCTCCAGAACTCTTCATATTTAAGCTGCAAGTCTGTCATACAGTCATTTATGATTTCCAGTCTTCCGGCTTCCGTTGCCACCTTATAACGGTCAGAACGCATCACGTATTTGCTTTGCCTTGCCTCTATAAGTGATTTGTGGTTGTTGAAAAATTTTACCAAATCTTCTTCTCCCAGCGAATAACCTTCCTTTTTCCGGATAATTTTAATAATATCCTTGGGGTTGTGCATGGAGCCGAACAAGTCCAGTAACATAGGGGTGAGTTTGGCAAGTGCCTTTGCTTTGTCGTTATGCAAGTCGAAAGCATGGAAATACTCACTCTTTACCCTGTGGAACTTGGCAAGAAGGGGCAACATCACATTTGTACGAATTTCTGTAGCGTCGTTTATTGCTTCCTGGGATGCTCCGCGTTTCGCCATGATACCCTTTATATTGACAAGCTTAAGGTCTATGACATAGGTATATCCTTCGTTCCCCTCATACTGCATAAAACGGTCGGGGTGTTCATCAAGCTCCCTTCTTACCATCTCATAAGCTACGTACTTGTCTTGCATGTAGGGTGAAGCGATTAAAACGAAATCGGGCGCATCTTTTAGAATGTCCTCTTTAGTATATTCTATCTTTTTTGCCATATATAGAAGTTTTACCCACAAAGGTAAGTTGGTAATTATATACAAGTATAGTCTTGTATCTATTTATTAATAAATTTCTTAACTGGGTTATACCCAAACCCTCTATAGGGTGGCATTGCTGCATCCCCTTTTACTTTTCTCATGATATTGTAAGCTCCGTTTATATCTGCATTTAGCAAAATTCCGTCCCTTGTTCTAAAAAGACCTCTTTTTACTCTCTTTCCAACATAACTATCATGATGTTTTACTTCTTCTAAATCTAAAGAACTGCATTTCGACGTGTGAGATTCGTTTATTTCAACAAATCTTAGTCCTTGTCTTTCAGATTTATACCTTAACATTGATATGAACGTTTCAAACGGAATTGAAATAAAATTCTGATTATTTCTTTTACTCATATTCACTTCCTGTTTCCATCCGTCATTATGCCCTACTATCAATGTAGTTATGTTATCTTTCAAGCACATGTTTACAACTTCTTTGCTTGCCTTGTGCAAATAATCCTTGACCTTATTGTTTCTCTTTCTTGTAAGGTTCATTAACCGTCTCGAATTTTCCTTTCCATTTGTTTTCTTTAATTGTGATTGAATTTTAGCTTTTTTCTTGTTATAATACTGATTGACAGACTTTAATTTCTTTCCATCTATCAAAACAGCCTTGTTACTCGTATTAGTTACAATAGAAGCAAGATTATTAACCCCCAAATCAATAGACATATATCTATTGTTATCCGGTAACTGTTCCTTTACTTCTGATTCATATACCAATTCTATTACATAACAATCTGCTTTCGGTACAAATCTTATTTGCTTAACCGTTCCTTCCTTGCATCTTGTTTTCAATGGTTGCAAGCCTTCTTTCTTTGGAAAGTAAATATATCCTCCTCTATGCTTAAATTGCGCATAAGAATAAGAAAATACATTCCTTCCTTTTGTTTTATGCTTGTATTTCGGGAATTTAGGACATCCGGTAAATTTCTTGTTATCCCTTTTCCATGCTTTAATAGCAGAAAAATAAGATTTCAAATTCTTATCCAAAGCCATTAAAATTTGCTGGGAAGAGGAGCCACTCATAGCCCTAAAATCAACATTGTTTTCTGCAACCATCTTTTTGTTAAGCTCCACAGACCTTATCCATTTCCCGGAAATAAGAAATTCTTGCTTTATGATATATAAAGCCGCATTATACAAGTTCTTGGATAAAAAACAAATCCGGTCTAAATCCTTGTACCTCTTGTCATTGACTGTTATTATATGTTGCTCCGTTAAATACATGTCACAAATATAAATAGAATATTTTAAATTTCCTATTTATTTATATAATTTTTAGTGTAAAATGTTATATAGTTACCTAATTTAATACCATGTACACGAAACCAAAACTTCTTCCTTTTCCTGTTCAACAAATGAAACCTCCGGTTCCACATTTTCACTGATTGTTGATTCAAACCATAGCATTTCTTCCGGCTTCGTTGTCATATCCGGTTCCATAAATTTTTCTTTGTTCATCGTAATATCTTTCTATTTCTTTTTCTACTGATGTAATTTCCCACGGCTGTAGCAACAAGTCCATTTTTATAACCTTGCATTGAGGCAGCCATACCCTGTCATTGTTGTACTTGACATTCTGCACCGCATGCACATCCACCTCTACCAAATAGCGGTTCTCCTTTCCAATAACAACGGGTTCAAAGTTGACGGCATAGCATGCCATCTTATGTACAAAATCCCCCTTATCCTTGTATTCAAGTACGAAATTGCAAATAAAACCGTCGTTGTTGTCGTTATAAGTCTTCGTAACCTTCTTTTGATAGAGGTAAGCGATTATTTTCTGTATCATATATCCCAATCTTTTAACGCCATTTCCAGGCATTGACTTATGCTTAACTTCGGGTCTTCTTTTAAATATTCAAGTGCTGTAACGGCTACTTCTGGTTCAAGTCCGTATCTGCTTGCCTTTATCATGCACTCCAGCCAATAAGTTCTTTCTTCTGTGTAGGTCATTATTTACCCTCCTTACATTTTTCTACAAGTTCCAAATTTTGAGGTATGAACGCGCGCTGTTCACCGTCTATCTTCAAGTGATAATAGCGGTTGCCTTCCGTTCCGCATATACTTGCTACTTCCGTAATCTGTCCGATTAGCATCATGTTAGAGCAATGGAGTATCTTCACCTTGTCGCCTACTCCGAACTTTTTAGTTTTCATACTTCTTTTTCTACTTTATAGTTAAACGCTTCCAGGAATGCCTCTACTACCATTTTGTTAAGTATGGTTTCTTCCTGGTGTGTATAGATAGGGATAAGGTGATGCTTCCGGCACCACATATCCATCATCTTCGATTCCGCAAACTGCCACAGAAGCTTTTCATAGCTTTCTTCTGTGTGTACCTGGGTTTCTCCTTTGGAGTTGGTTATTCTTATCATAGTATTATAATTGTTTAGCTTCTTTTCTTATCGCAATGCAAAAATAAGATTATGTTATGACATACGCAACTGCTTATGTAGTTTTAACACTGTTTTAACATATCAGTCCTTTTCCACATATTCGATTATAGGTGTTTCCTCCACCTTTATCAACCTACATTCGCCTACAAGGTCTTGCATGTATTCCAACGCTTTAGTAGAGGACTTAATGAAGTCCTCATGCTGTTGCAATACAACCATCTTATATTGCCTTATCTTTCCGGATATGGTAGCCTCGCTGTATACGCCCGTGCATTTGTACCATCTTCCCCCGTGTTCCTCATTGCGTTTTACCGAATCTATAATCACCTCCTTAATAGGAGATATGGCAAAGTCCGCGTCTATATTGAACATCCCGTATTCGGTTGCCATTGTTTCGGCATCCATGTAATTTTCCGCTTGTACCGCTATGACATCGACAAACTTTTTATAAGCTCCACTTGTCGAATTCGGGTCGGGTGCCATGTAGGTAAACGTGCACTCGAATATCATTCTTTCGCCTCCTCTTTCTGTTTGGGACAAAGCACACATATAGGCACAGCCGGATATTGGCATACAAGCGGAATACAAGCCGTTTCCGCGTTCTTGTTCTTTCCTCTTATCCTTCTTACCAAATCATCGAATTCTTCCTTCTCCACGAAAAGATATAGAGGATGTACCTTGTAATCCTTGTCCTTCTGTATCATGATTTTTTGCTGTTCCATATGGATGTTAAGCATTTCTTGTGTAGGCAGGTATTCTTCCAGTCCTGTTACCTTGTTGGCGCATATAAGTGATACACTCTTTCCCGGTTCAAGTACGGGGATATACATTTTTTGCTTTTTCATAACTTCAAGTATTTACCTTTGTCAATTCTTTTTACTTCTCCTTTACTCATTTTCTTTAATAGGAAGTGGTCTATTCCACTTCTTACGGAACCGGGGTGGAAATCCTTTATCTTTGAGATAAATTCAATCCGGCAAAATTCCGTGCCCGGTTTCATGCGCTTGAATTCACGGTCTATTTCCGTATATACGGTCTTCTTTGGTTCGTCGTTAAACATTGCAATATACAAGCTCCTTTCTTGCTCTTGTTATGGCTACAAACAATAAACATTTTTCATTATACAGCGCTTCTTCTGTGTTCGCATACTTGCTGGGAATCAAACTCCTGTTCAGCAAGAAAACACGGTCTGCTTCCAGTCCTTTAGACTTGTGGATAGTGGATAATACGATACCTTTCGTATCGTCCTTATATATCTCCTTTATATTGTCTTCCAACTTCTTCATGTCTCCCCAGTTCTTATAAAGCATTTTCAATATGGTACACTTTTCAAGAAGGGACACATAGGAGGGGTTATTCTTTGCCTGGATATCGGTAAGACCCCGCTCTTTCAGTTCAGAAATTTTCTTCTCGCACATTGCATCAAGGTCTTCAATGTATTTTATCTTATCCACAAGTGCTACAAGTGCATCTCCGTAATCCTTACCTTTGATTGTCGCTTTCTTTCCCATTTCAAGCAAATAGAGAAAAACTGTTGCCAAAGGCAGATTGTTCCGGCATAGGATAAAATCTCCGTTTTCCGCTTCGTCGAATTCTCCTTTTCTTACAATCCCGTCTATCGCATTAGGTGCGGCAACAATCCCGTTATCAAAAACTTTTCTCGCTTCTTCGACTATGTTCTTGCCGCATCTGTATGTAATATCCAACGGTAATACTATGGTGTTGGGATAAGATTGCAAGGACTTGAAAACCTCTAAAGAACTCCCTTGGAAACCGTATATACATTGCCGGGAATCCCCGACAACTACAAATCGACCGCTTTTCTTTATATAACGTAAAGCAAGCTCTTTTTGTAAGGTATTCGCATCTTGTTGCTCGTCCAAAGTAACAATATCATATTTAGGAAAGTCCTCACTATCAAGTAGTTGGTAAGGGAAATAAAGCATATCCGTAAAATCAATGTTAATTTCTTTTACTGAATTTATCTTCTTCATTTCCTTGTGCCAAGCATTTCTAATCTGCTCCATGTCCCCTACCATACGTTCCTGGAATTCGATATTCTTTTCAATGCAGATACCCGGTATTTCCTTTTCGTAATCCGTAATAAGATTGACCCTTATGTAATTCCATATTATCTGTATCTCGAATAGGTATCGAATCTGTTGCTTCACGTCCATATCCTTTGTTTCAAGAATTTTCTTCCCGATAACAAAGCATTTATTCTCGTTGATTTTCGGCTTTATACGGAAATTGGAAAGCAATACACGCAAACCTTTAGAGTGAAAAGTGTTTACATCTATATGAGACGGCAAACGTTCCCTCAATTCTTCCGCAATGCTCTTGTTGAATGCCATAAACAGAACCTTTTTATTAGGTGGTGTCCGTCTGCAACACTCCACTATACAAGTTGTCTTGCTGCTGCCTGCCGTTGCTTCTATGGCAATATTCTTTCGTGTGTTCTCGTATGCGTCGAAAATGGCTAACTGTCTGTCACTCCATTTCATTTTGTAAAGTAGGTTAACTGGTTGATATAATCAACTAATGATTTATAGTCCTTTTCGCGTTTCATGTCCATTTTCTTTTTAATTACGCTCAGAACATCACCGAATTCTATGTTATTGTAGAAAACAGTCCTGTTGTAGTCTATTTTGTTTACCACCCATATGTCTACATCCACATCTTCTATTCTTATACGATATAGAGGGGCTGTTTCTACATATTCGGAAAGGATGTCGCTTTTCATGTCCTTGTTTATCCTTGCCATCGTACTTAGAGCACGCAGAGAATCGCCACTTATCCCTTCTATCTCTATATCCAGGTCGTGCGGTTCCACATTGAAACCATGTACATACATAGCCATGCTTCCACCAACAACCATACGTTTACACTGCAAACTGTTCTTTAATACGTTCAAAACTTTAAACAATTTGTTAACTTTCTCTTCTTTAGTAAAAACAAAATCCTCATTCATAATTCTATTATTTTATCAAGTTCGTAATTATCAAAATTCTTATAATCTGCCAGCATATCGGCTACATGGTTCCCGTATATTATAGGGTTGTTTACATCTTTTTCGTGTCCCCGTACTTTCATGAAACGCACGACCATCCGTCTACGCTCGCCCAGCTCTTGTTTTATCTTTTCTATAATATCCTTGTTTACCGTCGGTCTTAATTCCGGGTCTGTCATACAGCTAACCGCATACTGGCTGTCGCTCCATATCGTAACCTTTAGAGGCACGTCCTTTTTCATGCTCTGCACGGCATGCAATATCGCCCTTAGTTCACATCTGCTTATAGTGGTGTCGCTATACCCTTTGGAGATAAAGTATTCCTTTCCTTCTTCCTGGATATACACACCGCAACCGCCAAGACGTGACTTCCATTCACAACTGCCGTCGGTAAATATTGTTATTTCTTTTCTTTCCATTCTTTCAACTTCTTTATCAGTGCAATGTCCATCGAATCGTCACGGCTTACCTGTACGTCAATACCCTTGTTGACTGCATCCGTTACCTTTATTTTTCCGTCCAATAATTCGCGTATCTGCGTGTCTATTGTGTCACTGGACAGCAAAAAATAGACGTTCATAGTCTGCGTTTGCCCCATGCGGTCTATACGTCCTGTCGCCTGCTCCAGTTCTGCCGGACGTTGCGGCAATTCGAGAAACGACATATTGTAACAATATTTCTGCAATCCGTCTATACCCGTGGATAATGATGCAATGTTGGCAAAAAGGAATGTCTTTTCTTTCTTCCATGTTTCAACCTTTCGCATCTTCTCTTCCGTGCTGTATTTCCCGGTCACTACCTCACTGTTCTTGAACTCCTTTCCAAGCCTTTCCAGTATGTCGGTCGTGATACCAAATACTATCATTTTCTCGTCCTCGTTCGCTTCGCTCCATTCCTTCAAAAACTGGACAATGAACTTTATTTTCCCATTTATAGACAGCTTTTTCAATCCGGACAACCTTACAAGCTGCTCCGCACGTATGGCACGTTCTGCCGCCTCTATGTCAATATTAGCCAGCCATTCGATAAAATCCTTTTCTGCTTTCCTATATTCCTTTTTATTGGTTATCGGTACATTCACTGTCTGTTTGATTATAGGCGGCAATTCGTTCACCACGTCTCGCAATTCCTTCCGGAAATAACAATAATGTCTTATTATTTTATTTAGCTCCATCGTACACGAAGCCCCAGTACATACAAGTCCGAACCGCGTTTTCTTTGCAGCGCAATATCTGTAGAGATAATATAACGAATCCGGGAATATCTCTTTAAATCTTCCAAGAATTCGTAATATATTGATAAGCTCCTGGGGTCTGTTCATAATTGCCGTACCACTTAATCCTATGGTTTTTTCTGCATTCTCCACGATTTTTTGCACGCATTTAGAACGTATAGATTTCGGGTTTTTGCATAGATGTATTTCGTCGATTACCGCCAATCCCCATTTCTTGGTAAGGGAACGGCTATAACGAAGTTTTACTTCTTTCTTGCCTTCTTCTTTTGCACTTCGTTTGAAAAGATAGTCATAATTTATTACCGTAACATCCGCTTTCCAGTCCGTGTTGGTCTCGTCCTTTGAATCAATCACATGTACCGTTCTGTTAGGGTTGCACAACTTCCATTCGTTGACCCAGCTTTGTTTCACTGTTGCCGGACAAACCACAATGCAGGGGAATAGGTTAAGCAATTCTGCCAGTGCTATAGACTGCCTCGTTTTCCCTACACCTGGTCCGCAACCATTAAGGCAATTCCCATGATTAACCATATAGGACACGCCCTCTATCTGATAATCTCTTAGATGTAGCGGTAATCCCAGGTAATCAAACATTTCTTTCAACTCCTTTTCGTTTACAAGGGGCTTGATTTCCTTTAGAGGTATTTCTATCTGTCTTTCCGGCTTTTCGTTCTTGAAGCCGTTTCCATCCAAGAAATATTTTAACAATAGAGATTTTTCTAAAGAAGGTTCAAAATACCACTCTTTCAAAGCCGGGTTATATTTGGCTCCGAAATCACGTTTCATTTTATTTACAAAATTGGCGTTATAATTAAAGCCAATATAAACGTAGTCCTTATCTCTATACCAATATCTCATTACTAAAAAATTTACAAAAATAAGAGGCTTATTTTCTCAAACCAGCCTCTCCCACTATGTCAAACAAACAAAAGAAACTCAATCAAACATTGAATTTTTCCTTAAATTCCTCAAACGTGAAAACGGGTATTCCGTATTGCTCCGCTTTCTTTTCCTTGATGGTTCCCAATCCTTTTTCCTTCACTACCAAGCATGTTGTTTTCTTGCTTACAGAAGAACCTATCTTATGCCCCATATCCGTCAATTTCTTTTCCGTGTCCGGTGAACGGAATCCGGTAAATACAACCGTCATTTGTCCTTCAAAGGTCTTTTCTTCCAGTCCGTAATAAGTTATAGGAATGTGTGCAGAATCATCGTCATTTACCCACCAATCTTCAATACCTAAAACAAATGCTAAAGCTGTATTAAATCCGACACCTTCAACTTTGTCTTCAATGTCAGCCGCCCAACTTTCATCACATTCTTTTGCAAAATCGGCTACATCTTTACAAGTATATAACTTTAATCCGTCAAGAATTTTTTGGCATGTCTTTTCGGCTATTACACCCCCAAATTTATTATAGGCTGTCAATAATTTTGCAAAGTTCGTACCTTTCTTTTTTAAGTTTTCAAACTGTCTTGACAGTACCTTTGCACCTACATTTCCTATGCCTTCAATCTTCTTAAGGTCTTCCTCTGATAATAGAAGAATGCTATCCGGTGTCTTGTAGCCAGCGTTAAACAGTTTCTTTATTGTCGGTTCTCCGAACTCTTCAAAACCTAAAGTGTTGAAAAAATATACACATTTGGCAAGCATTACACCGTCACAATTTTTGTTGAAACAAATCAAGTCCACATTGTTTCTGTCCATCTCCAAAGGTTTCCCACAAACGGGACACTTGTCGGGCAAACAACTTTTTAAAGTAGTCCAAGACACGGTAAATATATGTTTCGGTATCACATCACCGGAACGGCAAATAATGACACGTGAACCTGGCATAATAAAATTATCCTTTACATAACGGGCATTATATGCTGTACATTTGGAAACCGTAGCTCCGCACAATTCAACGGATGTAATGTCAATTACCGGGGATAATCTGCCGTCTTTGGAAATCTGCCATCTTACATTTTCTACCTCTGTTTCCTCTCTTTCCGACCAATCCGGGTTCTTGTAGGCAATTGCATAACGTGGGTTGCCGTTCGGCAATCTTCCAAGCTCTTTTCTTATTTCCGCGCTATCCACGTCGATAACAAGACCGTCGCACTTGTAATCATTCGTTATGCCCTTGAAAATATTGTCCATATATTCATTAAACATCTTTTCGCTATGTATGATTGATTCTACAAACGTTTCCACATAACGAACCTTTACTGCCGAATTATCATTCAAATAGGCGAGCATACTTACCTTGTCCCAATCCTCGTTGGAATACCCATATCTTATATACTGGATATTCCTGGCATTAACTGATACAGTAGGCGAATTGATGATACCAGCAACTGCGTTTCTTGCAGACTTATAACTTGTCTTTTTCTTTAATGTCAAGAAAGTGGAATTACGGAAAATGGCTTCTCCAAAAGTATAATATCCTTCCGTTCTTTTCACATCCTTAAATTCGTGGTTAATCATCTGTGTAAAATGAGAAGTGCAATTTTGCCCTACCTCACCGTCTCCACGCGTCCACGCCTTCTTATTATATTCATCCACACATAAAGAGATACCATCGAATTTAGGAGTAATAATCAATCTATCCATGTCTTTTAATCCACATGATTTTACCCACCTTACAATCTCGTCATAAGTTTTTACCTTTTCAAGACTGTACATCGGGATAGGTAACTTTTCTTTTCTTCCAGAAACCTCGTCATTGACCCCTTTCTTGAACCAATCTGCATTGGGGTTGACCTCATACAGTTGTTCTACCAGCGCGTCAAATTCCGCATCCGTTATTTCCGATTCGCCTCTACGATAGGCATTGTTATATTCTTTTATCTTTCCCTCCAATACTTTAGGGTCTAAATTCGACTTAACCATACTCTTAATAATTTTGAAAGTTCTGCACGCAATTTTTCTATATTGTCACATTCATTCCTCTTAACATCTTCTTTAGAAGTTTCCGTGAGAATAGCATACGCTTCTGGAAAATTATCTTTCAATTGTTTTGTTGTATTGATATTTTCAAGCGCGCATTTTGTCCGGTTTTTGATATTAGATGCTTTCCTGTCTAACTCAATCATTTTATTGACAAAAATTTTTGCTTCTATCGAATTTTTCAATTCTTCAAATTCTGTATCAGTTATAAACGAATATACAAAATAATTAACTTCAACATGGCTCACTATATTGTATATTCGTTCGCGTGTAAGACTTGACAGATAAATACAATCTCTGACTTTTACTGCATTAGGGTATTTATCCATAAATTCAATAACATCTTTTGGTAGATTTTTCTTGAAAAATTCGTCAGCAAATTTACCAAAATCTTCAAATTCTTTTTTTGACTGCTCTATGAGAGGCTTGATTATGCTTTTTGCAATCCTATCTTTTTCACTAATTGTTAATCTTTCGCTTGCCATAACTAAAACTCGTTTTTCTTGTTAGCAATAAAGTAAATGTAATCGTCACTTCCGAACTTAAAATCCTTTCTCGGTCTTCCCTGTAACCGGGCATCTATTCCGATAGGGTTCATTTCGGACAATTGGAAAGTAAGGTGCTTAACGTCTTCTGTTATATCCACCGCTCCGCGCACTTCATTAAATGGGTTGTCCCTTGTCTTTGTGGCAAAGTTTTCCACCATAAAAACCTTATAGGTTCCCAAAAAGTTTACCGTTATGAACTTGTAGCCCGTGAGAGCTACAAGTGTCCATATATTTTCTACTAATTCATTCATTATCCAAATCTTTTAAAGTCATTCACATAAACCAAATAGTCTTTCTCGTAGAATTTCCATCCGTCATACAACCTATCGAGATAATTTTTAATCATCCTCATGCAAGCGGCTTTCATATAGTTCTTTTTCTTGTTTCTTTCGAGAAAGGCGCTCAATTCTTCGTAATTGTAACCGCCTTCTTCATTAAACAACTTTGAATTATCGTTGCTAAAATTTCTAATTTCGTTTATCTTCTCGTAAATGCTATTCTTAAGTTCTTCAAGTGATTTCATAACCTTTATCTTTTTGTTGTTTGACTTCTTATCTCTTAATCTCACAATGCAAAGATAAGATTATGTTATGAGATACGCAAGTGCTTATGTCGTTTTAACATATAATTAACATATCACCCACCGAAAAAGTCCTTAGTCATTTTATCCCTTTTAGCCTTTATAATCTCGCTAATACCGTCTTTTTCAAGACCTTTCTTGTATCTATCTTTGAGAATAGAGGCTTTGTTTTCGTTGGACTGGGAGCCGAAAGAAGCGAACGCCACGTTTATATCACCTTCGCTTTCCGGCAATTCCTCCCTATACCCCATCTGTTTTCCGCATACCTTGCAGTAAGGTATATTAATAGGTACGGTTCCCTTATCAGTATATTTGAACATCGGGCGTGTCTCTATAATTTCTTTCCCGAATTCCGTACATTCCTTGTTTTCACATTTCCAGTATATCATCTTTCTTTATTTTTAACTGGCAATCCTTCCAATACCAAGGTTACACAATCCTCGAAACTCATAACTTTTGCACCGTCTTCTATCCATCTGTTGATATCTTCCTCCTCTTCTTCCGGTGTCGGTCTGAATATCTTCCGACACAATTCCCTTTGATACTCTTCGTTCTTTTCCTTATCATCACCATACATTCGGCATTCTCCCAATGTATTATAATAATCTTCTTCTGTCATTCCTGCCTTAAAACAAGCAACCTTTATTGCTGCATTAGGCGTTATAAAACTTTTTCTTATATATTCTTCCATACCATTGTTATTTAAAATGTCTACGTCCATATTCAGCCATCAATAAGGAATCTGCAAAATTATCATCATCCTTTAGGCTTCTGCTGGAGCGTTTTAGACTCACATCCGGAAAAATGCGGTGTGCAGCCACGATACTCATTTTCTTTACATCCTTTACTGTCTTGGTTCCGTCATTTTTTGTTACCATCTTTATACCCTTGTGCATATCCGACTGCCATTTTTTAGGCGGTATCTTCGTGTAGGGTAATCCAGCAATGGCACAGAAAAATTCCGGCACGCACGAATTATATCCGAACGTAAACGTTCCTTTTGCCGAAGAACCGTATAATGCGTGCACATCCTCTATTACAACGTGCCGGACTTCATACCCTTCGACAAAAGCAAGAAGTCTGTTTGCTGTTTCTATCATGTCCACCACCTTAATGTCCTTAAAGATGGGTTCTGCTTTGACAAAGGTTCCATCTTCCGCAATCATTGATACAAACCCCTTTGTTCCGGGGTCAAATCCCATAAATACTTTCATGTTACACCTCCAGTCTTGATATTCCGTTTTCTTTTATTACTTTAAGTTGCTTTATCTCGTCATTAAGCTTTGGTACATGCGTAACAATCAATATTGATTGTTTCAAAAACTCCGTAGAAGCTATTATATTTTCTATACCCAAAGAATCGCTGCTTTCCAACACTTCGTCCAGCAATAAAAAATCCATGCCTCCATATTGTTTTGTGGCATTAATCATGCTTTGTATTGCAATGATAAGAGCCACTTCCACACGTGCCTGTTCACCGCCCGAATAGAAGAAAAAGCTTTCCATCTCGTCACGGAAAACATAGGGTGTTATCTCCTCTTTCAATGTTCCGTTCGCATTCCGTTTGAAACCTTCAATCATCAGACGCAAATCGCTTTTCATTTTCTTTAGTACATCATTGGCAGCACTCTGAATATTCTTTATCTGTTCCATTGCCAGGTACATCTTAAAGTCTTTAAAACGGCTATCCCATTGCTGTACTTTGAAAATCTCGTTTTTCTTGTCAAGAATTTTTTTGTTGCCTTCCTCTATGTCCTTGGAAAGTTTTTCTACCGCCTTTTCCTGGTCTTTGATAGAGGGTCTTTCCGCTTTCTGCTTTTTCAATTCCTCTATATACCCGGTCTTGGAATCAATGAGAGAACGGTTTGTTTCAACCTCTGAACGCATTTTGACAATAGAGTTTTCATACCCTTTCTTCTCGCGCTCAAACCCCCTTATACGGTCTTCAATCTCCATCAGCTTGTCAACCACCTTTCCACGACGGACACGCAATTTGCGTTCTTCCTCCTCCGTTTCCTTCCTTACATCCTGGTATTGGGAGATAAGGTCTTCCAGTTCATTAATAGAGGTTTCATATTCATTTTTCTTTACCGTATTCTTGTCAATGGCTGTTTTATAAGCCTCTTTGTCAGCCTCCAGTTCTTCAAAATCCTTGTCAGCATCCATAAAAAACTTATGATTGCAGTTAGGGCACACAATGACGCCAGAAAGCAATACTTCAACCTTCTGTAATTTCTTCTCATAATCAGCTAATTTCAATGCGTAATCTTTACGCCTTTCCTCCTTGTTCGATTTGTCTTTCTTCAATCCGGCTATTTCCGTGTCTATCTCCTTATAGGTGTCCTTGTAAGCGTCCATATCGAAGCTTTCAAGTTCTTTGCTTACATCTTCTTTCAGCTTTACAAGCCCTTCGATATCCTTGTCTACGCCTTCGATATCCTTTTCCGCTTTGGGAATACGCGTCTTTACAAGGTCTTCGTTGAGAATTTGTAAAGAATATATTTCGGACTGAATCTCGCCTATAATACCTTTTTTCTTTTCTTCCGGGTCTTCGCTTAACACTTGCTGTATCTGTTCCTCATAGGCTTGTTTCTTGCCTTCCGCAACATTTTTCAAGCATTCTTCTTTGTGCAATTCTTGTTCCAATATTCCGACTTTTTCGGAAATCACGCCTTTTGTCTTGTCAATATTGGAGAAATTGACAAAGCGACTTATCAAGGCAAGTTTCTCCGTATTGGACGAACGAAAAAAAGACGAATAATTACCCTTGGTTACGATATAATAGGACTTGGCATCTTCCGGTGTAATCTCAATCCAGTTAATCACGTATTTATTCGCATCCAGTACAGTGGCTACCGTTACGGGTGTCTCCACATCATCTTTCTTTAGGGTCAGCGATACTTTGGAAGAACTTTTCGATGGAATTGTACGCTCAATTATCAGAGTTTCTTTCCGTTTTTGACAAAATATTTCAACTTTAGTATAGGCTTCTTTCGTACCTTTACGTATCAGTTTCTTGTCTTCCTTTCCTCTTAGATTAACGCCATATATCGCGTAGAACAAGCCTTGTGCGATAGTGCTCTTCCCCACTCCGTTCGTTAGCTGGTCTTCCTCTGTCCGGTTCTCCCCAGTCACACCCAAAGTTTCTTTTGTAAAGGTGTAATCAAGTTCTTCAAATGACAAAAAATTTCTTAATATCAATCTTTCGGGGTACATAACGTCTCTGTCAATTTATTTTTAATTTCATTAAACAAATCCTTATCCGACAACGCTTTTTTAGCGTTATCCATTCCCTGTCCTAACCGGGTCTCGCCATAGTAAAACCAAGCACCCTTTTTAGAGCAAATCCCCTCTCTTATAGACATATCTATAAGCTCCTGTATCGTGTCAAATCCTACACCATACTCTAACATTACCTGGCATACACGGAAAGGGGGTGCAATCTTATTCTTTACGACTTTTATTTGTGTCTTATTGGCCGTTGCCACTCCATCGGTCTTTTCCGTGCCTATACGGGCAAATTCCGCTCTTTGGGTGGCATAGAATTTAAGTGCTTCACCTCCTGGTGTGGTTGTTGTAGGGCCGAATCCCATACCCCCGATTTTCTGCCTCGTCTGATTGATACATAGGAGGATGTTTCCGTTTTTCTTACATACGTTTTTTAAGATGCTTAACTGCTGTGACATAAGGCGCGCTACAAGCGCTATCTTTGCATCTCCTGCCTCACCCTGTAAAACAGCTTCCGGCACCAATCCGGCAACCGAATCAAGCACCACCAATCCAATTTCCGGCACTTCCAGCATTTCGCGCACAATTTCAAGTGCCTGTTCCGCACTGTCCGGCTGAGACATTATCCACTTGTCGCGGCTTAAATCAACTCCAAGCGCTTTTGCATATTCCAGGTCAAGCGCTTGCTCTGTATCTACATATCCGACCGCTTTTCCAAGCGTTTTTTGTACGGATGCACTTAGATGTAATGCCGCAGAGCTTTTGCCGCTCGAAAATCCTCCGTATATTTCGTGTATTCTTCCAAGCGCAAAACCGCCTCCCAATATTTCATCTAATGCCATGCTGCCGGAAGACACAGTGTCTACCTTTATATCATTGCCTACTACCGCTTCCTTTCCGAAGCGCTTTTCTATTCTTCCAAATAATTCTTCCAATCCCATTATAATACCTCCTTTAAAATTTCCATTCCTTCATTATAGGAGTAATCATTTTGTTTACAAAATTCCTTGAATTTTTCTGCAATATCGGAACCTGACAAAGCTTTGATTTCTTCTGCTGTCTCCACCTCTTCCGTTTCCAGTTCTACGGACTTAACTTTCACGTCCACACCAAGCTTTCTATACTCTTCCTTGTCAATGGAGGAAATTGCATCTTTCGTACCTACGAATTCCACGCGCACAAAATCTTCCTTGTTTTTCTTCTGAAAATCTTTTACAATCTTATCCGCTTGCTTGAAAGTCGTGTTTTCCAGGTTCACGGTGACTTTTCTGTACCGTTTTCCTTTTGACGGAATAAACGCATAGGTCAAATCATCATCCAATAACCAGAACCCCTTTTTATCGTCTTCTCCGAAATTGTTCTGAGTGATGCTTCCAAGGTGTACAATATTCTTTCCTATCTCCTGGGTATCGTGATAATGCCCGGAAAACACCATACCAAAGTTTTTAAACAGAGAGGGTTTTATATCGCTTTCCACCTCACTACCGTCATTATTCCTACTTCCTTGAAATGCGATATGAGTAAATAGTACATGCGTCTTATGATTCTTTTCCTTTAATACGTCCGACATCCCTTTTAACCATATCGAATTGTCAAAAAACGGCATAAAATAACATATTACACCGCCAATCTCGAAAGCGTCCAGGTCAGTTATCAAATTAAACCCTTTATGATACTTAAACGCATCAAGAAAAGACCTGTCCGAACTATAGTCGCTCTTATCATGGTTCCCTGGAATGCAATATACCGTGTGCCCCATCCTCGCATACATGTCAAGAATAGAGGAAAAAGCATTCAAGACATCCTGTCTCTGTGATATACGGGAATCGAATATGTCACCTAACCACACATGATTGGTTATACCATTGTCTTCTGCTACATTCAATTCCTGCCTTTGCAATTCCGTTATTTCTCCGATATTGGACGGCTTCAAATGCCAATCCGTGCTTATTATTATCTTTCCTGTCATAACGCAGTCACCTTTAATGTATTGTCAAGATTTTTCAAAACATTATCTTTCTCTACTTCCTTATCAAAATAGAAGCTCTCCCAGACATTGGAAATCTTTAAAGCTATTCTGAACTTCTGAGTTGACTGTGAATACCCCTCGTCATTATATCTACTGATAGAAGTAATCTTTATCCTTTTGTTATTTATCTGTACAAACATAATTTACCAAATTATATATGTTCCACTTAATCCTACAAACACGTCAAAATCCTTGTTGAATACTCCATATCCGGCACCTACCGACACCCCGAACCCGAATCTTTTCTTTTTATCCGGTTTCGTCCACATTGTAACATCACCTATCTTTCCGGGCAACTGGGAAGTTATCTCCATACGGTTACTGTCCCCTATACGCTGGTTTGTCAATAAAAATTTGTTGGTTATATTGAAATTAATCTTATACTTTGCCAGGTGAGTAGCCCATACTTGCAAATCATATCCTACCGTATCGGTTTCTTCTTTGAATGTATAGAGGCTGTCCGTTTTCCTCAATTCGGAAACCTCTCTTTCCAGTCCTTCGTACTTGTATTTCCATTCAAATTCCACTGCCTCTACAAGTGCTTCCTTTTCCTTCAATCGATTGTATAATTCTTTGTTTTCTTTTTTCAATTTAGAAAAACTTTCGGAATTGTAAACCTTTGTATATCTGTTTAAAGAATCGGTATAAAATTCCACTTCATATAACAACCTTTCATTCTCCCTTGCTTTCTTGATAGATAAGAATAACAATATGAGTATTATTATCATACCCGAAATGAGGATTATTCTGTAAAGATTTTTCATAATAATAGGAATAATGGAAGGGTAAAAATTACCCTTCCTTGTGTGATTTATTTTGAAGTTCTCGCTTTCAAGTTTCTTAAGCGCGATGCAATAGAATTAGGAACGCTTGCTGATGCTTCCTTTTCTTCAACTGCCGTATCTTCTGGTTCCGGGTCTGCCGCTCCTTGTTCTTCGTCTTCCGGCTCTTCGTAATCCTCAAAAGGCAGTTCTCCACCTTCCTGGGCAATGTCGTACCATTTACGGAGTTCTGCTACCGTCAACTCTTCCGGTAATTCCTTGTCCTCGTAATTATCGGCAATATAAGCACGGAGTTCTTTCTTAAGGTTGGTAAGTGTAGGATAGCCACCTACTTTCTTTTCCGGTTTTGCTGGTTCTTCTTTCGGTTCTTCCTGTTTCACCTTCTTTGTTTCGGGGGCTTTTTTAGGTGATTTCTTTTCCTTGATTTCGTCTTCTTCCGGAACCAATTTGTCAAGTTCTTCGAGCTTATTCAAAAAGGTGTCATCCTGGAAAATACCGTATGATTGTTCTTCGTCGATTCTTTCCAATCCTTCCAACTGCATATCCCAGTCTTTACGTGAAAATACGTCCACATACATATCATCCAAAGTAGGTAGTTCTTCCATAATGCCGAATACCTCGTCAGATACACGGTTTTTCGCAAAGAAATCATCCCAGGTTTGACGCTTGTTTGCATCCGGCATTCCACAAGAAATATCGAAATTTTTCTTTTTGTTTTCATCCGTGGCAACATTTATAATCAATGGGTAACCTTCGTCCGGGTCAGAAAAGATGTCAAGATTAATAATACCATCGTCAGAACCGCCTGCGCGTTCCATAGAGATGTTCTTCATTTTCTTCCACCAATCCGGGCGCAAATCAAGACGGTACACGTCGTTTTCTGCCCATACATAAGCCACATAATTAAGTATGGGTTTCATGCCCCACGTCCACTGCTTTTGCTTGTTACGATAGCCACTAATTGGATAGAGGAATTTCGCGCGCTCGTCCTTGTCCTGGATATCGTTTGCCAGGTTATACACATGACTGATGTATGTCAGCACTGCATCCTCGCCATTCATCCGGTTACTGTGGATATCGGAAGTGAAAACATCTCTTTGTCTGATTTCCTTCTTTCCTGTGTCTTTTCCGTCCTTGTCATATACCGCACACTCAATAGGCAGTTTAACCGTCTTTCTCGGCATATAGGGTTTCCCTGTCAACGACGGCAATACGCGCAATACATATCTTCCGTCTTCGCTCAGATTAAAAAATGAGGCTCTGCCGCCTTGTCCAAAACCACCGCCCATTGTTGCGGCTGCTTTTCCTACTGTTTCATCAATTGATTCTACACTCGCTTTCTTGTACTTACTTCTGTCAAAAGCCATAACACAAAATTTTTAAAAATTAATAATCGGTTTTCACTATCTTAAAAGTATTTATTTTTCCTTCAATAAGCTCTTTTTCAAAGTCTTGCGGTACAATCTTTGGCAACAAATTGTTAAGTTTCTTGTCCTTGCTTTGTACTGCCCAAAATAGGGTGTCTAACTTGTCTCGCTTCGATTCTATCTCAATAAGATTCATCAGATTTTTCTGATACTGTTCATTGAGTAATATAGCGTCCTCCAATCCTTTTTCAGTCAGCTTAAAAGATTCTCCATCAATCGTTATTCTTCCTCCATTCGTAGCCGCTTCTCGCCTTAATTTCTTCCTCAAATTAGCTGCAAACACATCACAAAACAGTTTCTCTTCCTTCGCTTTCTTCTCATATTCAACTTTCATTAGACCGACCTTGTTAAGCAATCCAGATACCGTTACCGCCTCTCCATAGAGGTTCGAGTAATTGATTGTCGTAACATCGTCAAGTTCTATTTCTTCGTCCTTGTCCGGTGATACCAAAACAACGGTCTTGGTACCGATTTCTACCATAATTTTCATATCAAAATATCTTTACGTCAATACTGTAAACAATGAATTAACATTCGCCTGCAAAATATATTCTCCTCTGAACTTATCCCACACAATCACACCGTTAACCAACAAAATGTTCTTTTTACTACCCCTTAAAAACTCTCCGTATTCTTCAAACAACTCTGGGAAAATAGTTACATTTATAAACTCATAATTACTTTCCAATACTATAGTGGCAAATATGCCCTTCTTGCTTTTCCTCTCTATTATCTCAATCACATAACCGCCTATCACGGCACGACGGGTTTTCTTTGAATTAATGTCCCAAAATTTTATCTGCGACACATCCTGGAATTCCGTTTCGTCGTCTAATTTAGGCATATGATATTCATTTACCAAATCGTAATAATCAAAAAATGCAAAACCGGACGTTCTTTTTTGCTGCAACAGCCACCACCAATTATTGCGTTCTTTGCGGACTTTCATAATATTGGTAAGTAAATCCTTATCCTCCAATATCTTAACCCTTTTGTTCTCGCGGTACATCTCAATAAGCGCCAAACGGTCTTTAGGTTCCTGGATATTCTCCAATTCGTCGAACGCTCCTGCAAATATCAAATTCTCAATGACAGATTTATTTACCGGACTGCCTTTAATTACACATCTGTCTATAAATTCCTCCAAAGAGAAAAAAGGCCCGTTCTTCTTTTTCTCCTCCGATATATGTTCCTGTGCTCTTTCCCCACATTGTTTTACTGCGTTGAATGCCCAATACATACTGTTTGTACGATAATCGGACACAATGTTTATATCTGACTTGTTGATATCTACTGGATGTATCTTTATCTCACCGGACTGCTGTATTTCGTTTACATAATAAGGTATCTTTTCATCTTTCGCAAACGAGAATGTAGCACTCCAATACTCAATAGGATAATGTACCTTAAGCCATAGGCATATATAAGCGGTCATACCATAGCATACGGAATGACTGTTGCATGTTACAATACCCTCCCCAGTGACAAAGTTATGTTCTGGGTGGTCTATCTCAACGTCATAAACATTTTCAACAACATCTTTTTCAATAGAAGCAATTTTTACTAATTCGCTCTCCAGTCCTTTTTCTCCCATCTTAATTCTTCCATGCTTTCTATAATGCTCTTTTTTATGGCATGAAGGACAAACAAAAAGCCAGTTATTTTCTTCGTTATGGGCATGGTCTCCATCTATATGATGCAATTCTAATCTTTTACTTTCCTTATTACATATTTGACAACAAGAAAACTTATTTCTGTTATTTTTAATGTAATTTTTAAGTAAAGTATAAGAAGTTTCCTTCTTTTGAAAACCTTGTTTTCCTTTTTCTGAATTTAATTCGTATTTATACTTATACTTTCCTACATTATTTTTATCTACCTTATCTGTATAGGCAAAATCCCATTTTTCTTGTTTATACCCTTTATTAACATACAAATAATCATTATTTGTCAAATCCTTTGTTAACACAATACCTCTCTGTGTTGGGAATTTATGATTATCTGTAACAGAAATAAATTTCCCGTTTTCTAAAACTATTTTATAGGTCTGTTTTACACCTGCAAATCTTATATCTTTTATTTTTGCTAATCTTATTTTCCCATCTTTACACAAAGCCCAACAAGCGCCATACCCTTTATTCTTATATTTAGAATGAAGTTCTTTATGTCCTGTTGAAATAGCATAGCCCTTATCATTCTTAATCAAGAACATTTCTTCAATAGTAGGAATGAAGCCGTTTTTTCCTTTTGTTCTATGGAATTTTTCTCTTCCACTTATACACTTATTGAACGAATATTTTGCAAACTCTTCCATTTGGTTCCAAAGATTTTCCGCGTATTCCTTTGTGACACCCTTAGAAGCAAAATTTTTTGCATAATTAGTAATAAACTTGTCTTTATAAAGTTTTATCTTCTTTAAATCCTTCTTCCCCAAACATTTACGCAAAAGGTCTGTTGTTTCAGAATCAAATCCGGCAAGTTTTTGGGCTAATAACATTATACTTTCTTGATAGACAAGTAGTCCAAAATCTTTCTTCACCACTTCTTCACCGCCTATAGGCATTTCTTCTGTCCAATCCTTTTCCCCGTTCTTCCGCAAAATATATTCGTTGTGGAAATTGTTTTCCATAGGTCCAGGTCTGTAGAGAGCCACACATGCAGACAGTTCGTTTATGTTTTCCGGTTTCATTTTTACGCAATATCCGGATAATCCTGCTGAACCAAGCTGAAAAACATCTCCCAGCCATCCTTTACCTGCATACTCGAATACCTGCTTATCGTCCAAAGGCAGACTGTATATGTCAATATCTATTCCGTGGTTCTCCTTTATCAAGCGTAACATTTCCTCGAACTTATCCAACTGGATAATACCCAAAACATCTTCCTTTAGGAAGCCTGCCTCTTCCACTTCCGAACCTTCCCAGTCCGTAACTACAAGTCCTTTTTGTGTATGTACGGGCATCCATTCGTAGGATGTTTTTCCATCTGGCAACACTACGGTTCCACACGCATGCACCGACTGGCTTTTAGGTGAACCAAGAACTACCAACATGTCGTTGAACGTTTCTGTATGTTCCTTCACGAACTTCTTTAGGTCTTCCTTTCCGCATACAGTCTTAAAAAACTCCTCTATCGTCTTTTCCTTGTCATCTCCGATACAAGCGGTAAACCATCTGTATAACTGTACTGGTATGCCGTCTGCACGCGCCATGTCCGATATTGCCTCTTTTAGCTGGAGAGTAGTATAGGTGCCAAGCGAACAAACCTGCTCCTTACCGAACCGTTCTTCCATGTAAGCTTTTATTTCGTCTCGTCTTCTGCCTGGGAAGTCGGTATCTATATCTGGCATTGACCCTAATACGGTCTTTGCCCGACGTTTTATTTCAATATTTTTTACTATCATACAACTATTCGTTTATCAGTTCGTCACCTTCTTTTAGCTCTTTCGCTCTGATTATCATTTCCTCGTCATTTCTGATAATCTTTATAAAAGCATTTCCGGATATTTCTTTTTCTCCGTTTATCATTACCACTTCTTCCTCTTCATGTCGAATTAAACGACCCTTTGTCAAAAATCGACTGAATAGGAGTTCGTATTCCAACGGGTTTACATTAACAATACCAAGAAGATAGGACACCAAAGAGCCAGCGGAGGAGCCTCTCCCCAGTCCGACCAAAATGTTATTATCCCTTCCCCATCTGATAATGTCCCTCAGCATCAGAAAGTAGTCCACTACATCGCCTTCTTCTATGATGGATATTTCCGTGTTCAGTCTTTCCGTCAGTTCTTCTTCACTGTATCTATCCAGTATTTCCAGGTGTTCTGCCAGTCCGTCAAATACAAGCGATTCAAACATTTCTGTATTGGACGAATATTTCTTTTTCTCCTCTTCTGTCATTACATATTGGGGTGCATGCCGTACTTGTGTCTCCAGCAAATAATTACAATTTACCGATATGTAATTAAGATTTACCAAAGCTTCTTCAAACAGTCCGAAAAACTTGTCTTCGTCCAATATCAGTTTTGACAGTTCTTCGTAATATTCCTGGTAATTCTTCATATACTGGTTGTCACTCTCATAATTCGCAACCTTTGCCAGCCTGTTAAGCTTTTCCCTTATAGGAGCATACCGCCTTTCAAGATACCAGGCGTCACATACCGCCACGGGTTTATATACACCCACGAATTTTTTCAGATTGTCAAGATATTTTTTATCCCGGTCATTCTTCTTGTATTCCACAGTATCAAGCTGGTAATAGGTATCGTTCCATTTTCTTGACAATATGGGGAGATTTTCAAACATACATGTTTTCGGGTCAAACAACAAGAAACACCCGTCTTTCATTTCTTGCAATTCCTTTTCCGTGATAAAGCCTTTTTCGTCGACATTCAGAATCTTATTTATTTTCAGTAGGTTATTCCATCCCTCCTTGTCCTTGACTATCAGCTTTACTGTATATCGCACGTCCTTCTGCTCGTTATATACAGTAACTTCCATACCGAATATAGGTCTTATATCACTTTTTAGACACGCATTCTGAAACTTGAACGCTGATGCAAGCGTATTCTTTTCGCATATACCAAGCGCTTTTATTCCTAAAAATTTCGCTTTTTCTACCCAATCGGAATAAGAGTGCATTCCGTTCATCAATTCAAAATTGCCGTGCACACCTATATAGGTGTCAAATCTCAAGCTTTCGTCAAACAAATTTGCCTTTCCGATATACTGCAATCGGTTAAGTTTTACTTTATTCTCATCTCCCTTTTTAAGGTAATACCATACATCACCGAACCGGAAAACGTAATTGTCGCATTCTGTCCGGTCTCCTACCCACTGAAACGAATCGTCAAAGAAAATTCCGTTATCCTCTTTGTCCCATTGGAAAGGCTCGAACAACTCGAATGTCTGCCCATCAATTTCTACGATATAATTATCTAAAGCATTGAAAGACAAAAAGTTATCCTCCAAATATTTGATTAAATCTTTATACAACTCTTCCATGATTTTAGGGTGTAAAGGGGAGTGAAGTGTATTTTACTTACACTCCCCGTGAAAAATCAAATCTAAATAAAAACGGCAAGTTTATGATTTGTCAAAATGATTCCTGCAACAAACGGAAACCACGTTATAATGGGTTCCTATTTCCTTTGCAATCCGGCTGAATGAACGTCCGTCATTCTTTGCGAGTTCTTGCCACACCTTATATGATATACTCCCTTTCTTGTACGGGTTTTCTCCTTTAGGTGAAAGGTTGAACTTTTTCTTGACATATCCCTTTTGGGTATTTATCGAAGTTTCCTTTGCATATTCTTCAAGCGTCTTTCCTTTTGCTTCCAGCCTTTCGACAACTTGCTGCAAAAGGTCTTCTTTCTTGAATCCGGAAACGTTCTGCATTCCAAGCTTCCGACCCACATTTCTCAAAGTCAACAAAGAAACCTCCACGTCTTACTTCTCCCTTTTTCCAAATACGGCATCCTTAATCTGTTGCACACGCTCTTCTGTTGAACCGGAAACAGAAATGTAGGGTATTCCGTAATTATCTACAATCTGCTTTATTTTACGGTCGATTTCCTTCTGGTATTCCTCGTCTTCCGAACGCGCACCGTCACCTTGCAATCTGAATGTGATAGGAAGATAGACAAGTAAAGGGAATTCATATTTTCGCTTTACAATCTGTCGTTTCTCCTTAAAGTCTTCTTCTGCCAGGTTATTATATTCCAGGTCTTTTGGGCTGTAATTATCAAAAAGCCATGAAGTGTAGGCATTCACATCAATAATACATCTGTCGCTAATGGAAGGCTGTTTCATGGCATCTTCCATTATTTGAGTGTATTTGTCGAATATTTTCTTTTGTGATTCGGACGTGCCTTCTTCATTAATGGTTATCCCTTCTTCTTCAACCATCGTTCTGACAACATTCGTGTAAAACTTCCAGTTGTCAAATTCCGGTTCGTTCTGCAAGGCTTTCAATAGGGTTGTTTTCCCTGTACCCTGCGCCCCGGTCATTAATATTTTGTCATAGTTCCTCATCTGTTGTCTCCTGCTCCGTGAATTTTGTCGCGTTGTTTACGCGAAAACAGTTTTTCTATATTCTGCTCGGCAATCTTTTCCGTATCAAGCCCTACGCGGTTAATCATGCTGTTTATTACCTTCCAAGCATTCTTCCAGGCTTCCAAAACGGCTTTCTTCCGTGCTTCCGGGAATACATTGTTTTCCGCGTCTTTCCAATCATCACGCAACCACTTTTTAACCTGGTCCGCAATCTTTCCGACTTCCACGGGCAAATCAAACACGCCTGCACCTTCTGCATTTGCCAGCGATTCTTTCCAATCCCAACCTTCAATATCAAGATTACACTCTTTGCGAATCATGGCAAGATACCAAAACATATCTCCAATTTCTTTAGAGATTTCTTCCGTTTCTGCCTCGTTATTGATTTTCTCATAGGTTTCTCCCATCTCCGAACACAAGCCAAGTGTCACATAGGATAAAGCCACTTTTTCGTTATAGCAAGCTGTAGTAGCCGCCTTTTCTTCATACTCAAAATAGTTCATATCTTTTGTTCTTTAATTGCACTGCAAATATAACAATTTAATTTTGAGATAAACAAATGTTATCTCCATTATTTTAAATCTTTCATATCGATTTTTTCTAACCATCTCATTTTGAAGTAGGTATATGGTATCTGTTCCGGCACGTCATTAACCCATATCACCACATTATCGTCATTCGGATGGTTTATCTTCACCTTATATTCCTTTCCCTTGTATATCACTATGGTATCCGGTTTCAATAGGTGGAACCTGTCCCAAAACATAACCGACTTTTTCGTTTTCTCCGAATATTGCAAGTTCGGCAATCCGTATTCCTGCAAAAATTCCTTCAAATAAAAATCTGAAAACGCCTTGTCACTGTCAAACATCGTACCAAGGCGAAACCTTTGTTTTAAGTTCAGAATTTTTGTCTTCTTCTTCTCCGCTATGTCCTTATATATCTTCACAAGCTCGACACTTTCTATACGATTGTAAACTATCGAACGTAATTTACAACTCAAATACTCCAATTGCAAGTTAATTACAAACTGCTCCAAACTGATTTTCCGTGATTTTTCCATGTCCTTATTTTTGACTTCAAATCTAACAAAAATTAGGATAAATGGCAAAAAATCAACACTATAAATGTCTTGTATAATAATTAATCGGTTCTGTCATATTGTCAAGCGCCCATAGGAGTTCTTCTTGTGTCGCATCCCCAGGGTCTTTCTTCTTGTCTTCCAGTTCGGCAATCTGTACATTGAAATATCTTTGTAAGGTCATTGATACTGTCTTAATCATTTCCGGCTTGTCGGGGTCGTACATCAAAATCACGTTCCTTATGCCTGGTTTGTCCCTCAATAGCCTTATCTGGCTTAACCCCATGTTGTTTCCGAACGTAAACACGCACTTTATATCCGGTGATTCATAAAGATGCAATTTCGTGTCAACCGATATATAGTCAAACATCCCTTCCACGATTATAACCGTGTCCGTCTCGTCCGTTATATTGTCATACCCTCCTATCACATGGGAAAATCCGTCACGTGAATTTTCATACCTCAATACAAGCTTTTCTTTACCCTCCTTAAACCTTTGAAGGTTTTCTTCGTGCCAATCCTTACTTTTATTTGAACGTGCCAGCCATGCGGCTAATTTGCCGTTCATGGTAAACTGGAATATGAACTTATCGTGCAGCTTTCTTTCAAGAAAGAATTTTGTTTCTGCCGGACGGAATTCTTCATAATATCTTTTCACAAACCCCCTCTTATCCAAATATTCGTCCTTTTCTATATATTCCAGTTTTTTAGGAAGGGTGCATTCCTTGATTTCCTCTGTTGTTTCCTCTTCTTCATCGTCTATTAGAGGGGTCAATTTCTGCATCTTTATCGTGTTCTCGTAATCCTGCTTTATGAGGTCTTTCCTTCCTATCTTCTCCAAGAACTTTTTTAAAGTTGTCTTTGTGCCGCATTTGAAGCAATGGAACGCGCCATTATTCCCGGCATCATTGAACTTTATCCCCCATTTCCCCTTTTTATTGCAAAAAGGGCATTCCTTGTTCCGGTCTTGCATGAAACCTTTTGCTCCAAACAAAGATAGGTTCAGTTCGGATATTACCTCGTTTTTATCAACCCTAAACATCTCCCTTTAAACTAATTCATAAATAATATATCCCAAAAAAGATATTCTTTCTTTACAGTCTTTCACCTTCTTTTTGCAAAACACATCAAAACCTCTTTCCAGGTTACTCTCTTTCATGGAGCAATATTTTCTTGAACTGTATTTAAGATTCTCGACTTCAAAACCGCAATACTTGGCAAATGTTTCTGCTCTGTTTTCAACTGCTTTCAGCACCTTTTCCTTGCTACCATAAATTTCTGAACTAACCCAGGAAATTTCTGCATTTTCAACGATAACTTCTCTAAAACATTCCATACTCTTATCTTTTATTTGTTTGACTTCTTTTCTCGCCTCCCTTAAGAAGACATTACAAAGATAAGATTATGTTATGACATACGCAAGTGCTTATGTCTAAATTGTCTCTGTTTTAACATCATTTTGCTTTTCACCGTCTTCATCCTTTTTCTTTCTTGTCTTCTTTCCAGATGTAGAAGAAGTGAAACCCTTATCACCTCCGTAATATTCGGCTGTCAGCGCCTTGTCACAAAAACGTCCCCTGCCGTAATCCGTCACAATAGGGAAGGTATCTTTTACCGTATCATAATCACGTACTTTATCCATATAAATACGCATTATGTTCTGTTTCTTCTCCTCTCTTGTCCGGTTCCCAGTAAACACAAAAGAAAACGGCTTTACCAATGTCCTATCCCCTTCCGTATAACTTCTATCTATTACCTTGTCCGAATTGTCCCATATTTCCAACGGCACATTCCCAGCTTGTGCTGCCGTAAATCCCACCATTTTAAACTCTACACATAAGTTTTTCAAAAGTTGTGCACATGTCTGTAATTTTTCTTTTTTGAATGTAGGGTTATTGTCTACAACACGGTTTGTTCCGGTTGCCACAAGGTCTAATGAATCCAATATCAATACATGCGGATAATAACCGTTTTTCTTATAATAGGAGACTATCACATTACGAATATCCACCATAGTAGCCTGCCCGAATTTTTCAAATGAATAAACATCTATGTCCTTGGAATAAGATTTCATATTTTCAAAGGCCTTTTCTATTTTTTCAGCCAGTTTATCATCTATGACACCTTTTCTGATATTCCCGTATTTTTGTCCAGTCCAAAACTGGTCGTATCTTTCCAGACACGCACGCGCACCACCTTCCAACTGTATATGCAAGACCGGGTGTCCATCAAAGGCTGCCTGCATTCCATGATATCTTAATGCAGTTGATTTACCTACGCCAGACCTCATAATCCATAATACGGTATCTTCTATCGTGGCACCACCTTCCGAAATATCATCTATCTTATCAAGTCCGAACATTACACGTGACGGGATTTCCCCCTCTTCTTCTTCCCGTCTCCTCTTCATTCGCTTGTCAAAATCGGAGAACACTTTTTGGAAACCGCCTGCCTCATGCCTTAATGATAGGGATAGAATTCTTTGGCTCTCTTCCGCGTTTACCCGTATAGCGTCTTCTTTCTTCCCCTCTTCGTACAAATCATGTACTTTTTTGGAAAGTAGCTGGAATTCAACGTCTTTAATGTACGCTTCCAACTGGTCTATAATAATTTCCTTGTCTACTTTAGCGGCTGACTGCACGGCATCTATCGCCTCAATCACAAAATCACTGTCAGCGTATTTTTGAGACACCACACCCAAAGAAGGAACCTTATCTTTTTCCTTTAATACTTCTGTTGCCTCTTTTAATAAAAATTTGAAACCGGGCCACTCTTTGGGTATCAACTGATAGGTCAGATTATTTACCACCATTCGAGTGATATTCAAATCCATGTATACAAGCTTGAATAATTCTGCCATAAATCCGGCAGACAGTTTTTGCGCCATCTTTTTTAATTTAAAAATTGGGGCTACAAACGTAACCCCTTAATATGAGAAAAACAAATTGTTATTGTTAAATCAAACCAATCGATTTTCTTAAAAAATTTCCTGCGTTCTCTACTGATACACCCAACTTTCTCTGTATCAAAGAAACCATGTTATTGACTTGTTCTTGTGAATCCAAATTTCCTTTCACAAATTCCATCATAATGAATTTTTCTAAAAATCTTTCTTTCATAACCTTATCTTATTAAAGATTCAAACAACAAACAGACATATCACATTCCTCGTCGTACTCATAATCAAACAATTTTCCTTTGAAGTAATTTTGTAATCTTTCAAACGCGCTTTTGTTTTCTTTGTCCCAAGCAATCGTTATCATGTTAGTACGTGCAAAAGTTATTTCAACACTAACACTTGCAACTTTTGAAAGAGTGTTTTCAAGAATCTGTTTTTTTGCTTTAAATACTGAGTTCATAACCTTATCTTTATTTTGTTTGACTTTCTTTCCTTATCACACCTCAAAGATAAGGTTATGTTATGAGATACGCAAGTGCTTATGTGTAAAATATGGGTTGTTTAACATCATTTCACAATAAAGACAATGCTTTTATAATTCCAGCTTCTAATGCTTCCTCGTAGGTGTCCCACAGACCGCCATCATTAGTCCCCCTGGAATCATCA